GAACTGGAGATCGGTATATATTTCATCAATAAATAAATTCGATGTATATTTTACTTTTGAACTGGAGATCGGTATATATTTCATCAATAAATAAATTCGATGTATATTTTACTTTTGAACTGGAGATCGGTATATATTTCATCAATAAATAAATTCGATGTATATTTTACTTTTGAACTGGAGATCGGTATATATTTCATCGATAAATAAATTCGATGTATATTTTACTTTTGAACTGGAGATCGGTATATATTTCATCGATAAATAAATTATATCTTTACTTTTAATTTTTGGATTGAATTACAATAAGACTTTGAGAAAATAATTCTATAATTATTTTAATTTTGAATTGAAGATAATTCAAATTATAACCTAATTCATTTTATACAAAATATGAACAAATAGAAGGGCAATTCAACCTGATATGCAGTTCTGATAACTTTTGTAATATAGAACTGGCTAATAGACATAACAAATTAGTTCTTTAAATTGAATTTAATTTTGTTCTTTAAATCATAATTAGAAAATGGAATCTAAAATTCATACTGATATTGAGACTAAAATTGTTAATATTAAAGTACAACATATTCGCCCATTATATACCGATTTGAAACAATGGTCTGAAAATGACAATAACATTTATATCGGGAGAAGTAGAATTGTATTTATTGATGGTCATAGATTTCCAAAGAAATCATCAATATGGGCAAATCCCTTTAAAGTTGAAAACAATAGAAAAGAATCAGTCCTTTTACCTTATGAAAAATATATCAGAAATAAGATTGAAAACGAATACGGAGTTGATGAATTATTGAAATTGAAAGGAAAAACATTAGGTTGTTGGTGTAAACCAAAAAGTTGTCACGGTGATATTCTAATCAAACTCATAAATGAATATTCTAGAAAAACAGAAATTAACTCAAAAGATCAACAATATTACGAAGATAAACATCATTGTCCTTGTTGTGATGAAAATCAAACTGAAACCAAATGCGAATATTGTGAAGAAAATATATGCAACGATTGTATTATTTTATGTGATAATTGTAATGTAAAGTGTTGTCCAGTCTGTATTACATACGATAAATACAATAAATCAAATACTTTATGTGAAAGTTGTTATTTGAAGTAAATACAATTTGAATTTCTAATATTTAATTATATTAGAAATTGAACGATTAACGAGTCCTTACAGATTGCATATTGAATCTCATATTAGCATCATTATTGTAACCTTTGATCATCCTGGATTTTGGATTATCTATATTTTCTCTATCATTTCTACTAATTTTTGGAATATTGGCAGGAATAGAGAATGAACCTGCTTGTATCTTTGGATTTAGTCTTGCATCTTTTGAGTTATTATCGACATTACTCTTTCCAACTATATTAGAAACGAAACTGGTTATAGGAGTATTTCTTTCTAATTCAATCTCATTTGTATGTTGAACCATTTTGTATATATTTTCACTTTTTGAAGAAACTGCTGAATATTCAGGCATATTCCTTTCGAGTTCAATATCAGAATGAATATAGTTTGTTTTATCTTGTTTGCTTAGGGGAGTATTTCTGCTTACAACAATTGGATTAGCTTTTACAGGGAGATCAGATAAATCAGCAATCTCGTCAATAAGAGTATAATGTTTATTTGAAGTTGGATTTGTAGTTGCATTAACTACATTTACATCCTGAATATATCTATCGGAATCAAAATTATCCGAATCAAACGAGACATAATTTTTGTTCGTTCCAAGATTAGTTTGGACTGAATGAGAATTCGAATCCTGAATATATCTATCAGAATCAAAATTATCAGAATCAAACGAGACATAATTTTTGTTCGTTCCAAGATTAGTTTGAACTGAATGTGAATTAGAATCCTGAATATATCTATCAGAATCAAAATTATCAGAATCAAACGAGACATAATTTTTGTTCGTTCCAAGATTAGTTTGAACTGAATGTGAATTAGAATCCTGAATATATCTATCCGAATCAAAATTATCAGAATCAAATGAGACATAATTCTTATTACTACCAATGTTAGTTTGAACTGAATGTGAATTAGAATCCTGAATATAATTTTCAGTATAAACTTGATTATTGTTAATGAACCTTCTTGTATCACCAACATTACATCTTACATTTGCATGTATATTGTTTGTAATAATTTCTGCAGTAGGAATTTTAACTTCAGTTTGTACTATATTTTTAGTACCAAAACCTGATGATATAGCACCTTTTTGAATGACTTCTTTTATAGAGAACTTTACATCATAAGTTTTTTCTTGGGGTTTTTCTAATTTATATACTGCTGTTGGTCTCACAAATGTATGCAAAATATCTTCCTTGATTTGCCTACTTTTTTCTTGTTGATCCTGATTGAATACTTTCTTTGAAAAATCAACATTTATTATATTGGTTTTAGCTTCTGTTTTGACTCTGGGTAATCTCGAACCAGGAAGCAGATCTTCTTGTGTATAAATAGGGGGTCTAAAAGCACCATCTCTCATAATTCTATATGGTAGCATAGCATGAGTCTGTCCTCCTTTAGCTATGCTACCATTATTAGTTGTACCTGTATTACTATAAGAAACACTAACAAAAGGATTTACACCTCTTGCATATACATTGATGTATTCTCCAATTCTATTAGCACTATCATCAACTTCATTTAAGACATCATTATTTGCCCCTACTACTGTTTTTAACCTAGTATGAATAGATTTGGGTGGATCTTTTAAGATATTCAAATTTGTACCCCAGCTATCAACTGAAGGTAATGTTATTTTTCCTTTGTTTGTAATTGCTGAATATGATAGCATTATTTATTATTGTTATTATATTTTTAAATTCATCGTAATTCTTATTACAATTCAAATAATTATAAAACAAAAATCATATTGTTTTACAATTCAAATCATTTATTATTTTCTTTTGCTGCATTCCTAGCTAATTTATCCACCAATTCATTATATTTATTTCCATTATGAGCTTTAACCCATTCCCATTCTATATACTTTCCCATTGATGCCTTATTATATATTTCCCATAAATCTAAATTTGCCTTTCTTTTCCAATTACCTTTAGCACACTGTAAAACAAGCTGACTATCCGTATAAATTTTATAAGAAACAATATCTGCATTAAATGTTATCGCTTCAATTACTGCTTGAAGTTCCATTCGATTATTAGTTGTATTATCATTACTACCAGACACATGATATTCAATATCTTCAAGAATCATAATAAAACCCCATCCACCCTGACCTCCTCCACAATTCTTTAAACAAGAACCATCCGTATAAATTTCGATCATTTTAAATATTACTTAAAGAAATCAAAATTAATCATTTTTAAATTGTATTTATATTGTAAATGGTTGAACAAAATACTAATGATGATCTAAATCATTTTGATACTGTAAAATATTCAGAATTTATCAAAGCTAATATCAGTTCGGTTTTAGAAGAAACATATGATACAACTTTTAGAAAACTAATAGAAATCAACAAGAATTCAATATTGAATCAGGTTCATCAGAATATGACCAATTATATTTATGACAATAAACCCACAATAGAGATTGACCTCGATAGTGAAGAATACAAAACTTTTACCAGAGAATTCGAAAAAAAATTAAGCAAGAATGTAAATGGTTGCTGGTGTGGAGGAGATTCAGAATTAAAGAGATGTAGCAAAAATGCAATAGTTAGAACAATCAATATATATATTGAAAAATATAAACTAATTTACATTAAACATATTGATTTACCATACAAATCTTCAGACTCTAATGTATCGAAGGATATATATATATACATTTTTGCAAGCAAAATAATTGTATTCCAGTTTAGAATGGAAAGCTTTAATAACAGAACAGAACAATATATAACCATGTATTCATATTCATACGACTTTATTCCTCAATTCATTATCGATATTTTTGAATTAATTAACGGAGTATCCAGAGATTCACAAGGATATCCTATAGATTCACAAACACTAACTCCAACAGGATTCGATATGTTTATGACACAAGTTCATTCTCTCCTTAAAAAATTCGAAAAAAATCCATTCTACTTTGTCTCCGGAAATTCAAGATTTCATCACGATATATTAAAACAAAAAAAACAACTAGAACATCAACTTGAAATATTCAATAAAGAAAAACTAGAATTTCAGGCTGAAAAAGAAAAAATTAATAATATATTGGATATAGAAAACAAATTGGAAGAAATCAAAAAAGAAAATTTTAAACGGTTAAAGATACTGAAAAAGATAAAACAAGAAAAAATCATCATCGAAGAAGAACGAAAGAAAATAGAAGAAATAAAAGAATCAATGAACAACAGCGATATAGATCTAGACGATATTACACTCTAAATATTTATATTGAAAAACAATATAAATTTTAATTATACCTTTTAAGCAGAATATCGTCGTTTGGGACTTACCTTACGGGATCTTTTTACCATATCAGACATTACTCTCTTTTTAACAACTTTTTTTCTAGCTACACGACAGAGAGACGGGATTACCTTTCCACCTCTTCCAACATGTTCTTTAATCCAAGAACAACCAGATTTCACACGGCAATCTCGCATCAAAGGAACTTTACGACATACTGACAATTTCTTAGGAGATCTAACAACTTTTTTTCTAGCTACACGACAGAGAGATGGGATTACCTTTCCACCTCTTCCAGCATGTTCTTGCACCCAAGAACAACCAGATTTCACACGGCAATCTCGCATCAAAGGAACTTTACGACAAACTGACAATTTCTTAGGAGAATTCTTTCTTGGTCTTCCTCTTCTTTTATTCGGAGACTTAGATCTCTTGGGAGACTTAGCCCTCTTGGGAGACTTAGCCCTCTTGGGAGACTTAGCCCTCTTGGGAGACTTAGACCTCTTGGATTTGGGAGACTTAGATCTTACTTTACGACAAGCAGAAGGAACTTCATGCCCTTTCAAATTATATTTCTTAATCCAACGACACATATCTTTGTCAACACAATTGGCTTTAAGCAAACCACTACAAACAGATTTTTTCTTGGGAGATCTTTTAGCAGGTCTTCCTCTTTTAGGAGATGATGACATTTATATATTGTATATATAAAATAAATAAATAATAATTATTTATAGATAAATATTTAGTTAAAGCAACATCAATACATATACAAATATGAAAAAGAGAAAATTTGATAAATACAACTATATTACGGTATCTGCAAGTCATATATACAACTATATGAATAACGACCATCTTGTCGACTGGTTACGAATCTATAAAAAAGAAGCTTATTTCAAAGATGAATTTACCGAGTATATTTGTAATAAGGGAAATGAGTTCGAAGAGAATCTGATCAATTACATAAATACAAACAAGATCGATATTCAGTTTGTTTCTAAATGTATTACAGAAGAGACCTGTAATCAAACAATAGAACTAATGATGAAAGGAACTCCTGTGTTATTTTCTGCTCCTGTTAAAAATATGGTAAATAATACACAAGGAATTATTGATATACTTATAAGGAGTGATTATCTACTCAGACTAGTAGACACTTTGCCTATAGAATATGAAACAACATTGAAAGCTACAAATTTAAACGGAGATTACCATTATGTCGTCATCGATATAAAGTTTTCTTCTCTGAAACTTAGAGCTGACGGAAAACATCTTCTCAATGTCGGAAAACAACCAGCATATAAAGCACAGGTTAAAATATATACTGATGCAATTGGTAATATTCAAGGTTATAATTGTCCTTATGGTTTCATTATGGGTAGAAAATATATATATTCAGGTCAAGAACGAATTGAAAATAACTGTTTATACACACTTGGTTTAATAGACTACTCATCTCTTGATAAGGATTATGTCTATTCAACTCAAAAAGCAATTGAGTGGATTAGATTAGTTAAGGGAGAAGGTCATTTATGGACTATATCTCCACCTTCAAGAACAGAGTTATATCCTAATATGTGTATTGAATCAGGTCCTTGGACAAGAGAAAAACAAAGAATCTCTAATGAAATCAGAGAAATAACTTCCATATGGAATTGCAGAACTAAAAATCGTAATTTTGCAATTCAAAAACAGATTTATTCTTGGGATAATATAGACTGCTTGTCTTCCAATATGAATATTTATAATAATTATACACCTGTAATAGATTCAATTCTTTCTATTAATCGACAAACAGAATTCAATATATTACCAGATAAAATACAAAATAATTTTTTCAACTGGAAATCAAGAGAAAATGAAATATTTCTTGATTTTGAAACTATATCAGATATCTTCACAGGATTCGCAGATTTACCCTTCCAAAATACAACCGAAATAATATTTATGATCGGTGTAGGTTTTGTAAATGATGAAGGTGTTTTTGAATATAAAAAATTTGTTTGTAATCAACTTACAAAAGAAGATGAAAATCAAATAATGAATGATTTTTCACAATTTCTAGAAAATAGAAATTATCCAAAGATATACTATTGGTCTGCAGAACCTTCCATTTGGAAACGAGCTGAAATTAGAAATTCTAGAGAAAAACTAATTTTGAAATGGTGTGATCTATACCAATTGTTTAAGACTGAACCCATTGTTATTAGGGGGTGTTTAGATTTCACTCTAAAATCAATTGCTAAAGCTATGTATAATCACGGAATGATATCTACAAATCTGGAAACTATCTGTAATTCAGGCATGGTAGCAATGCTAAATTGTTGGAAGTATTATAATCAAGGAAGGGACGAAAATATAATACAAGATATAATTAGATATAATGAGTTTGATTGTAAAGTTCTCTATGAGATTTTAGAATTCCTAAGATCCAAAATTTAAATATAATTTATAATATATTTATAAATAAACGAATATGAATTTCAATATTTTACATATAATAATTCTCATTATTTTTTTAGGAGGACTTTTTCTCCTATATAAAAATACAACAAATTTTAGTGATACTACTCCTATGCCTAATATAGTTAGTTCTACATATTCACCTGATACAATCAATATGCCTTCATCCGATATAAGCAATATGCCATCACCGTCACCATCATATTCACCGTCACCATCATATTCACCGTCACCATCATATTCACCGTCACCATCATATTCACCGTCATATTCACCTATACCACAATCAGTTTTAGTGAAAATTGTTTCAATAGAAAGGACAAATCCTTCTATGTCAATGAATTTAGAAGATATAGAATTATATGATGAACAAAATATCAAGGTTAATCCTTCCACTTTAACCTCAATTTTAAATCCACCAAGTCCTACAATGACACCAAGTCCTACAAGTCGTACTTTACAGTATATGAGAATTATTCTAAATTATCCAAGTCGATTGAGTAAGATCGTAATTATAAACAGAAACGGAATAAACGGTGATGTCGTGAGAACTATAAATGATATAAATCAAGAATTGAGCAATACAATAATATCAGGTAATTCTTCCGTTTATAGATTATATTATGATGTAAATACAGGCTTGAATGTTTTATCTTCTTAATTAAACTAACTTAGATTATTTATATTGATTTACAATATAAATAATTATTCTCCCGTAAATTATATTAATGATTCAAAAATAGACGGTCGTTCACTAGGAATATTATGCAAATATTTTACAATACGATCACCATATGAATTCTTCATTATATTTAATATCGTAGTATAATCAGATTGTGTAAAAGAATTATTTACTATCCAATTTAATCTATTGAAATGAACCATATGTCTACCCACAAATGATAACAATAGTATCCCTAATTGCCAAGACATAACATAAACTCTATCTTCATTTGAACTCAGTATCATCTCTCCTGTTTTTAGATCAATAGGAGGATATGTAGATAAATAAATATTTTCTGAATCATAAGGTAAACGATCAACTAGCAACCTAAAATCAACATCATTTAAATCATTTTCTCTATATTTATACACAATATTATCGATTTTTAGATCTGTATATGCATATCTATTATTCATTTCATACAGAGAAACCATTCGCTTTCTAACCTGATCAACAATATGAAGTATTCTAGATATATCACTAGGATTACCAAAACTTCGTTCACCTATCACTCTTTTTAATTCAGAAAAATACTTATATAATGACCCATCATATGATTCCATAAAATAACAATTATCCAATCTATTTTTATCCTTATTGAATAACTTTTTTCCAATAGGTCTGATTTTTAAAGAATTTAATTCGCATTGAGAAAAACAAGGGTTTACCCTTCCAAATCGTATTGCAAGATCAACATTATTGTTTTTATCTTTCAACTTATAAGTATCCTCTTCAAGCTTATCAATCACTTCAAAAGTCAATACACTATGTCCTAAGTTGATATAGAACATATCATTCGTTTGATTAATTGAATCATTGTTATATCTATCTGAATATAAAAAATTCTCAAATTCTTCTTGTTTATGATTTGATGAAAAAGGAACAAATGGTTGAGGTTGTGTTGCAGGAAACCCTCCTTTTTGAGTTGTATTTCCCATTACAAATGGTTGAGGTTGTGTTACATGAAACCCTCCTCCTTGAGTTGTATTTCCCATTACAAATGGTTGAGGTTGTGTTGCAGGAAACCCTCCTCCTTGAGTTGTATTTCCCATTACAAATGGTTGAGGTTGTGTTACAGGAAACCCTCCTCCTTGAGTTGTATTTCCCATTACAAATGGTTGAGGTTGTGTTGCAGGAAACCCTCCTCCTTGAGTTGTATTTCCCATTACAAATGGTTGAGGTTGTGTTGCCGTAAACCCTCCTCCTTGAGTTGTATTTCCCATTACAAATGGTTGAGGTTGTGTTGCAGGAAACCCTCCTCCTTGAGTTGTATTTCCCATTGTAAATGGTTGATGTTGTGTTGCAGGAAACCCTCCTTTTTGAGTTGTATTTCCCATTACAAATGGTTGAGATTGTGTTGCCGGAAATCCTCCTCCTTGAGTTGTATTTCCCATTGTAAATGGTTGAGGTTGTGTTGGAAACCCTCCTTTTTGAGTTGTTGTTCCCATTACAAATGGTTGAGGTTGTGTTGTCGGAAATCCTCCTCCTTGAGTTGTATTTCCAATTGTAAATGGTTGAGGTTGTGTTGCTGTAAACCCTCCTTGAGTTGTTGTTCCCATTACAAATGGTTGTGTTGTCGGAAATCCTCCTCCTTGAGTTGTATTTCCAATTGTAAATGGTTGAGGTTGTGTTGTCGTAAACCCTCCTTGATTCGCTTTGTTAAAAAACGAGCTTAAAGGAATAATAGATTTTGCTCCAGCTTTATTCATATTAAATTCTGTGGTTAAATTTGCCATTTCTGTTTCTATCGGATAAATTCTTTTTAAATTCAATTTCATTTCAAACTAATTTATAATTCTTTAGTGAATTTAAAATGAAATTTTTTGGAATTAAATAAAAATAATAGAGAATGGAATTTGATTTTGAGATTGGAAAATGTTTTATGTGTAAAGAAGATTGTGGAGCAAGTCAAGCTTGCTCCTCTTGTATGAGAAAGATATCACTCGATGAGATATACATATCTGTTAAACCAAAGTGTTATTCAAAAAGAGATAGCGATGAAGAATGTGCTTATTGTAATATAACAAGTCCATTTATTGAAGGTAATTTAGAATGTGGAATACGATATTGTATAAATCATAAATCTCAGGCTCAATTAGATATGAAAAGCTGGTTAATAACAACAAATTCTGTATTTATAAAAGACATCAAAATACGATATCCTGAATTGTATAGAATACTAGAAAATGGTATTCCTTTGACGAGGAGTACAGGATCTTTTGATAGTGATTGGAAATTAGATAAAACAAAAGGAATAATAACTAAAGACAAAAATGTTGGGTGGATAATCTCTTTTTGTAAATTTAATATTGGAAATCAATCTACTTTTTACAATAAATTAATAAAACATATCCCAATATCAATGTTCATAAATGAACCATCTTATAATGTATTTTTTAAATCAATGATAGAACGATTGAAAAGGCGATTGGAAAAAGGTTTTTACAACGATACTGAATAGCAGTTTAATTTGATTTATATTTATAAATCAAATTTAGATACGGTTTTACCTTTACTTTTTTAATAAATCATACTTGTCAACTGCTAAATTGAATAACATATTCATAAATACGAAAACAGATATCGTCATAAACATAATCTTTAGTTTCCTTATAGTTCTTTTAGCTTCACTATCCTTTTTAATGCTATAGTATATAACACTCAATAACGAAAAGAATATAGCAATAACTAACATCTTTTTATCCTGAACACTAAAGGTGTTATTACCGAAAGCGAGCAATATGATTAGAGAACTGAACAAAATAGAATTCACCTGAACTACCTCTTTGATTTCGTTGTCTTCGATAGAGTAACTACTAATATATGTTCCACTTGTAAAAATTTGGATAACGAAAAAGATACAAAGAACAAAGAGGAAATATCGGTTGTAACCCTTCCTGTATAATCCGAAATATAACCATATAAAAATCGATAGTGCAATTCCAATTGAAAACATAATAACAGTCAATATATCTAACTGTTTACCTAGGAAAGAAACAGCAGAAACTGATTTGTATTTGAGTTCATCTTCTTGAATATTCATTTATTATATAATATATTTCTTATAATAAATGAAATTATATTTCATATTACTATTAATATTCGTATGTATCAGTTTATTTTTTATACTGAAAAAAGAATATTTTTTAAATTTAGGTTTAACAAAAATCATATCGAATGAGACTCCAATTGATAGAATTATGAAAACAAGTTTGTTTCCAGTTAAATCTCAAATATACTATAATGATGAGAGTATCAAGATTCCTCCTTTCTTATTTTATAAACCTACTTTTTTGAGCTTGAATTCAGATCAAGGAGTATGTGGTTCTTGTTGGGCATTTGCTACTTGCAATGTCTTAACCGATAGAGCAAGTGTATTTACAAACGGAATATTCAGAAAAAAATTAAGTGTACAACAAGTCATAAGCTGTTTTGAAGATGGTTGTAATGGAGGTAATCCAGAAGATGTATTTGAATGGTTGGTTACCAATAAAATATATACGGACGAACAGTATTCTTACAATCAAGAACAAACAAGCGACATAAGCACAAGTTGTGCTTATTTTAAACCAGTAGAAAGTGATTCATTCAATGTATTGAAAAATACCATACATGCTATTACACAATTTATACCAGAAGGTAAACCAGATAAAAATATACTATCAAAAAACATTCGTAATATGAAATTGGAACTGATTTTAAACGGTCCTTTTTATGCAACCATAAATGTATATGACGATTTCCTTCATTTTTCAGGATCAGAAGTATATAAGTATGATCATACATCAGATTCTCAAGGCGGTCATGCAATTGAAATAGTAGGATATTGTGAAAAAAATAATGATGTACGACATCAATTCGGTGGATACGACGAAGGCTACTGGATATGTAGAAACTCTTGGTCAAAAGATTGGCCAAGACAAACAAAAGACAAAGGATATTTTGCTATAGTTATGGGAAGAAACGAATGTGGTATTGAATCAAGATGTTGTACCGCTGATTTGAATATCATAACACAAGAGAGACCAAACAGAAATATATCATGCTATTCAGATATAAACCAATTCTATAAAGATCTTCCACCTGAAAATTCTTTAAATACAAATATAATCACAGACCAATAAATTTAAGTTTAAATTTAAACTTAAATTTTATTTAATTTTCAGGTGAAGCCCATCTTGCATCCCATCTATTTTCATTCAATTTTTGTATTCTCCTTGCCAATAAGTCTTCACGATAATCATTACTGTCTTCAATCCAAGATAAATTACAATCAAAAGAATTTCTATTGTTAATCTTATTTGTTACCTTATTTGGTTGTCTTATATATTGTGGTCTCAATCCTCCCATTGGATCCTTATACATTACAGAAGTAGTGCTGAAATCAGAACTAGCGGAAAATACAGGAGAAAAAAATGGTTCCTCATTCTGTTTATTCACATAATACAATATATCTCCTCCTTCGATCTCACTATAATTCTTATACCCAGTCTTATAATTATCCAAAGACTCGTTCGTATAAATCTTATCCAAATCATTCAAAGCTACTCCAGAATCACGATAAGGTACATCAACCATGCTATATTGACCATTATGCATATTCGATTTTACACTACCATCAGGAATCGATGTAATATATACATATTTACCATCTACTTTAATCCTGTCAAAATCAGTTGACAACTTGTTTTGAACTGATTTAGGATTAAGTATATTATATCCAATCTTATTTTGAGGGGTTTTTGAATAATTAAAAGGTCTTGGATTATAACCTTGATAATCATCGCTAAAATTACAGTTTTCAACAGATAAACTACTTGGCTCAATAGGCTCAATTATTTCTGAATTATACATATTTATTATAATTAAACTTATTTTTAGTTTATATTTAAATTGAAATATAAATACTATATTACTCAGAGAAAACAAATGACAATCAAAGTCCTAGTTTGTGGAGATCCTCATATTCAGGTTAACAACATTACTGAAATCAATATGTTTATGAATAAATTAATGGAATCAGCAATACAAAACAAACCTGATTTCTTCGTCTGCTTAGGTGATGTATTACATACTCATGAACACCTTCATTCTATGGCTATGAATAAGGCTTACGAATTCATCAACAATATGCGACAGATTACAAAAACATTCGTACTTGTTGGAAATCACGATGCATACAACAACCAAATATATCTTAACGACAACCACTGGATGAACGGAATGAAAGAATGGGATAATACCATCGTCGTAGACAGAATTGTCAAATATGAAATAGACAATAAGAAATTCATGTTTGCACCCTATGTTCCTCCTGGAAAATTCGAAGAAGCACTCAACACAATTAACGAACCTTTTACCGATGCATCTTGTATATTTGCACATCAGGAATTTCAAGGTTGTAAAATGGGAGCAATTATATCAGTTGAAGGAGATAAATGGAATACAGATAATCCTCTTGTTGTTTCTGGTCATATTCATTCCAGACAGATGCCACAACCAAATATATACTATTCAGGTTCTGCTCTACAACATGCTTTTGGAGAAAGCGAAAAAAATACAATCGCATACTTTCATTTCCAAGATGACGGAACTTATACTTTAGAAGAAATAAACCTCAATTTACCCCGTAAAAAAATAATATACATGGATGTTGAAGATATCATTAATTATAAAATTACAGATTCACCAGACCAAATCAAACTCACTCTTAAAGGAAATTTTGAGCAATTCAAAGCCATTAAGAAAACTCAAAAATACAAAAAGATATTAGAAAAAGGAATCAAAATTGTATTCAAGCCAAAAAAAATAGAAAAAAATATACAAGAACTCAAAGAAGAACATACAGAAAAAGGTAGCGATGATCAAGACGGTAGTGATAACGACGGAGATAACGGAGAAAAACAAACTGAAAAACATAATAAATCAGAAATGAATTTTATATCTATTTTAGAAAAATTAGTTCTCAAAGAAGAAAATCAATTCCTAAATGAAACATATCAACTCATATTAAATCCCAAAGAAAATCAATTCGATATTGATCAATAAAAATTAGTTGTTATTCAAAATGAATAATAACTTTATTAAATGCAAACGACGGACAACCTTACTTTCTTCTTACTTTCTCAACTCCTGAAAACTATGAGCAAAATTACATCTACTACCAAATCTACAATCATCAATATTCGAACATAATTGTGTTTTATATTGAGGATTGTACATCTGACTATAACTAGGTTGAGGATGAACCGGATGATGCAACGGAGGTTGAACTTGACGACTCTGATGACTAGGATGTTGAACTTGACGACTCGGAGGTAACGGAGGTTGAACTTGACGACTCTGATGACTAGGAGGTTGAACTTGACGACTCGGAGGTAACGGAGGTTGAACTTGACGACTCTGATGACTAGGAGGTTGAACTTGACGACTCGGAGGTAACGGAGGCTGAACTTCATTCGGAAAATACTGATGAAAAAGATTCCTTATCTTGAAACTCTCAAGTGATTCATCCATATGTATATAAGGACAAGGTTCATCACCCTTATATTTCGAACAAAATCTTCCCTTACAAGGAGTAATCTTCAGTTCAATATACTTGTGAGCATAAGTACAATTATCACCAAACCGACACTTGATACTTTTTTTGATACTTTGACAAACAAGAGTCTTAATAAGACTTTCATCTGGTTTCACTACATACCGTCTTGATCTAAACATAATACCATGTTCGCGATGACCTAAACACAGTTTAATAGGTTGAACATATTTTGGAACCTTGTTGACCAGCCGATTTCTTATAAAAAAATCTTCTCTCTCTTCATTCCCGTGAAGATTGAAACATCCTTCTCTCACATTGAGAAAATGTTCTCCCTGATAGACTACTCTTGAACATAGGTTCTGATCTCTGCAAGGAAACAAGACAAGCTCATCCAAACTATGAATATTTTGACACTGAACATCTTGGCATAATTCAAGAGAACAGAATCTATTCTTTTTAGTTGGAAGAACATCTTGATTCTTAGATTCGTTATAGGCTGAATCTTCAAGATCGATATCCGAATATGCAACCTTCAAATCGTGTTCGACTGCATATTCCCTATCTCTCTCATTGAGAATGAGGAAAACATCATCCTCATCTTCAATTTCAAATTGATTATTCATAATATTCATTTCATTCGTATTCTGCATATTGATGTGGTACCCTAAATTTAAACTGAATATTCAGTTTAAAATCAATTTTTTCGATACATTTATTTCATCATATTTCATCTTGTATAAAATTTTAATTTTGAGAAAAGCCTTTTAAATCTACCCTGTTTTTTACCCTTTATATTCTCACTGATCTCCGTTGTCTTCCTGATTTCTGCTTCTTTTTTACATTTATAACAATTTACCAGAGTAATACTCGTTATATGGCAACGATTACACAAATGTTTAAAAGTCAACTGATAAGTAGCTTTATTACAATCATTACAATATTGAAGATCCTTTAACTTCGCGAAATCAGATACCAAAGAAGAAAAGGTAATGAATTGTTTAGTAAAGTTTTCAATTGTAAATGAATCATAAATTTCTTTACTTTTTATTTCTTGATAAATCAAATCTTTTAATATATTACAACTAAATGTCAATTCCTTTTTCCTAATATTAAAATAGATTGAAACACAAGCTTTCACATCAGATTTTATATCAAAACATCTTATGTTATCGATCATAATCGAGTTCGAATTCGTCAGACAATGTTTCAGGTTCCAATAAATAATGTCATAACAATATATGGCACCATATCTACAACATTCATCATAGTCAATATTTATATCAATACTCTTGGTTTCAACAGACATAACACTGATTTATACTTTTAGTTTCTAAATTTTTCAATTTAACACTCAATTTATTGAAGGTATAATCTATAGGGTGAGTTTACCTCCGTCTGAGTTTACCTCCGTCTGAGTTTTTCCGTCTGAGTTTACCTCCGTCTGAGTTTACCTCCGTCTGAGTTTTTCCGTCTGAGTTTACCTCCGTCTGAGTTTTTCCGTCTGAGTTTACCTCCGTCTGAGTTTTTCCGTCTGAGTTTTCCGTCTGAGTTTTTCCGTCTGAGTTTTTCCGTCTGAGTTTTTCCGTCTGAGTTTTCCGTCTGAGTTTTTCCGTCTGAGTTTTCCGTCTGAGTTTTTCCGTCTGAGTTTTCCGTCTGAGTTTTTCCGTCTGAGTTTTTCCGTCTGAGTTTTCCGTCTGAGTTTTCCGTCTGAGTTTTTCCGTCTGAGTTTTCCGTCTGAGTTTTCCGTCTGAGTTTTTCCGTCTGAGTTTTACACATCTAGAAACTCACTCTTTCTTTCAAATAAGGACTCTAATATTAGGCTTAATAGACTAAAAAATTGATTTTTAAAAATTAGAGGGAGAAAAGATACCCCCAAATACAATGAATTCCCCAATGTTTGACTCGACTATTGCTATGACTATGACCAATGATATGAATAATGATTATTCTTATAACTCTTTCTGGAAGTCGTTCTCGTTTTCACAGGTTCGCCCTGGATTCGAGAACTGGGAAGAGTTTTCATTCTTTGAACTCCCGAGAATGAAGGATAATGAAATCGATGTCCTTCCGCCTCTTATTTTGAAGATAGCATCAAAGGAAAGCGGTTTCTTCCTCGCAGAAGATGCCGAAGCTGCAATTCGTAAACAATCATCTAAAGAACTCGCTAGGAAGTTCCAAGAGATTCGTGAACAGAAGATGCAGGAAGATGCGGTCAAAGAAGAGATTGAACTCAAGATCTTTATTGAAGAGCAGAAAGCCAAGGCTCTCAAGGAAAAGGCAGAGAAGGTCATCGAAGAACCGAAAAAGAAAAAGAACAATAACTTCAAGTTCTTTAAACAGACGAAGCCCCGCAAAGCCGGGGTTGTAGTCGAGAGTGCTGAAGTTGTATCAGCTCGACACTCTGAAACACGGAAGAAGATCAAGAACGAGAAAAAGATTTTAGACCAAGCACGAGCTGAGTTTTTCAAGGACTCATCACTAATTAACAACGAAGCATGGCTAGTTGCTATTGGAGAAGCTATTGGTATGAAGTTTGCCTCTCGGAGTATTCGAGAAATCCGTGAAAAGTTAAATGTATCTTCCCTCGAAAAGATCAAGCTAGTAGAGAAAGAAGATGATATTAAAGTGGTTGAAACATCCTCTCTCACTGATGAACAAGTTTCCGAGTTGAATAAAGCCGAAAAGGAAGATGAAGAAGCAATTCGGAATCTAACCTCGAGCTTTAACGACACATTTGAGCTTGCAGAGAAACAACGTGAGAATGAAGCGAAAGAACTCGAGTTGATGATTTCTAAAGAGAAGGAATCAAAACTCTTCAACCTCGAAATCTCCAGAGCTCAAGGTGAGTGCCGTCTTATGGAGATAGCAGACCGTGAGTCTCGAGATCTTGATGACGAAGATGATGACTTTAATATCTTTGTCATCCTCAAATCTGGTGATAAGCCAAGGAAGAAGACCTTTGCTGAGGCTTTTCCTAAAATCATCAGTTATAAGGTCAAAAAGGTAGTAGAAGTTACTGTAGAAAAACCAAAGATTGTAGTCGGTGCTACTTCCTTTAGAAAGCCAAAGATTAACCGGATGTGCCGTAACCTCAAGCTTGGTAGTGAACCATGCACTAAAGGTGAATCTTGTAAATTTCTGCATAACTTTGATGATCTGACTATCGAACCTTGCCGGTTCAAGAAGTGTAATCGAGTTGAAAAGATTTCCGCCGATAAATACATCAACATTGAAATCGGTTGTAAATTTATTCACCAGGATGAAAGCCGTTATACCTTCTTTGTCCGTGAGGGATTTTTCGAGGATCACAAGTGTGATGAGCACAAGTGTGATGAGCACAAGTGTGATGTTCTCGAGACCAAGGTTCAAAACATTGAGACTAAGGCTGTTCCTAAAGTTGAGGACGGTCCTTTTATTCTCGAGTGCAATGCTTGGAAGGAAGCTAATCCCAAGATTTATATTCATCCAACACAGGAACATCAGGATCTTCCAACTCCAGTTCATAAACCAGTCTCTAAAGCAGTAGAGGTTCTTCCTGAACAGAGAAATAAGACTAAGATGTGTGACAGTATCTCGACCGGTAACCCTTGCAGACACAGTGCCACTTGTAGATTTGCACATTCAGTCGATGAGCTTAATATCACCCCCTGTCATCACGGAGATAGATGTCTCTTCATTAAAGTTCGAAATGGAGTGTTCGAAAATTCGAATGGTAAATTCTGTCGAGGAATTCACCCTGAAGAGTCGAGAGAAAACTATCTATCTCGAAATGGAGTTGTGGTCGTGGTTGTCCAGAAAAAGCAAGAATGTTGCAAGCTTAAGACGAAGATTTGCAACACTGTTATTCAGGGTGTAAAATGTACTCGAAAAGAATGCAACTTTGCACATAACGAGAAGGAGTTAAATGTTAGAGATTGCACATTTCCAAATTGTAAACTCATCGAAACAGACATTCAAGGTCGTGTACTTAATGTCAATCCTTCCAATAAGTGTTCCTTCTTTCATCGAGGCGAGACCAAATTTACCTACTTCCAGCGGTTGATTCGATAAATTAGATAATTAGGGTAAGTTAGATTGTATATGAAAAAAACAATAAAATTTTATATGGTAAAAATCATATAAAATTCAAAGGGAAAATCAAGTCTAGAAATATATTATCGATATAAGGCTAAGATCAAGTCTAGAAATATAAGGCTAAGATCAAAGCTGAAATTATATTATCGATATAAGGCTAAGATCAAGTCTGGAAATATAAGGCTAAGATCAAAGCTGAAATTATATTATCGATATAAGGCTAAGATCAAAGCTGAAATTATATTATTGATATAAGGATAATATCAAGGCTGTAAAAATTATTTAACAACTTATAATCGAAAAAATTGATTTTTATAAATAGACTGATTAAAAGATACCCCCAGCGTCTATGAATACACTTGAAAATATGAATACTATGATTATTGCTCTTTCTTCTGAATATCGTAAAATTGTATTATTGACACTCGAAAAAATCGAGTGCGGTGAAACAATGAGTGAGGAAATCCTTGAAAACTGGGATTCCCTTGTTCAAAGTGAAATTACGAACAAGATTCTACCAATTCTCAAGCTCAATGTTGTCAAGGGCAAGAGAATTAAGAAAGCGAAGAAGAGCGGACCTAAGAGACCAAAGTCTGCCTATATCTTCTTCTGTCAGGAAAAGCGAGCAGAGGTGAGAGAAGCTAATACTGATATGAAGGCAACCGAGATTACCAAGCAACTCGGGTTGATGTGGAATAAGATAAAGGGGACTGAAGATGCTGATGAATATGTCAAGCTTGCCGATGACGATAAGATTCGATACAAAGAAGAGGTTGAAAATCTTCCGCCCAAGACAAGTGAAGACGAAAGCGAGGAACCAAAAAAGGAAAAAAGAAAGAAGGCAAAGAAAACCGGTCCTAAAAAACCGAAGTCTTCTTACCTATTCTTTTGTATGGACAAGCGAGCTGAGGTGAAGGAAGCTAATCCAAATATGAAGCCAACAGAAATTACCAAGGAACTCGGGTTGATGTGGAATGAGATAAAGGGGACTGACGATGTAGAAGAATATTCTAAACTTGCAGAGGAAGACAAGACTAGATATAAAAATGAAGCCCCAAATGAAGTCTCAACTGATGGTGAAACAAAGAATGAAGAAAAGAACAAGAAGTCGAAAAAGAAGAATCTTCCGAAAAAGAAGAAAGATACAAATGAGAAAAAGCAGAAGAAAGCGAAGACTGCATATACTCTCTTTTGTCAAGATAAGTTTGACGAAGTTGAAGAAGAATTTCCAGAGTTGAAGAAAAAGGAGATCAGAACGAAGCTCAGCGATATGTGGAGAGAAATGAAGGAAAACGACAAGGAAACGGTCCAAGAGTACAATATTCGAGCAAGGATTCACGATGACGATGAAGTTCAATCTGAAGAAGAAGTTGAGTCTGAAGATGACATTGAAATCCCTGAAGAGAAGATTGAAGAAGTCGAGGAAGAAGTTGAAATTGAGGAAGAAGTCGAGATTCAATTTCCTATAGACACTTCGAAATTTGAAGAAGATGATGATGTACTTGAAGATGAAGATGATAAAAAAGAAGTCGAAGAGGAAGTTGAAGATGAAGTGGAGGAAGATCCAGAGCTTATTGGATCTAAGAGTCTTCTTGAATATCTTAAATCTATTAAGACTGAAAAGGCAAAGAAAGGATACAAGTTCGACAAGGATGAATTTATCGGGACAACTCAAGAATTTAAGCTATCGGAAGAGATTATAGATGAGATTAACAAGTTCAAGAATTCAAAGAGCAAGACTTTAACCGTTACAGTTCTCGAGTCTTTAATCAGTCTGACTCAAGAGACTGTCGAGAGTTATGATTAAGATTAGAGTAGAATAAGTAGAATAAAAATTTATAATAAAATATTATAAATTTATTAATTTTTAAGTAGGTAATCAATCTGTTGAGACAGACTAAGAGTAGACTCTATAAAAAATCGATTTTTAAAAAAACTATAAATAAAAATCAGTGTCATGAACAATCTTATCAACAATAATATTATTATTATTTCGAACCCGAGTATTCCAGATTTATTTATGGAGATAGGTTGGGTTAGTCTTCCTTCAGTACTTAAAGAGGAAGATGAATATAGTCCGAGTATTCCACATTTAACTCGGGAGATAGCACAAGGCTGGGATTGGGATGAGTATCCAAATGGTCTTGTACATAAAGATGAATATCGTCCGAGTATTCCACATTTAACTCGGGAGATAGCACAAGGCTGGGATTGGGATGAGTGTCCAAACGGTCTTCCTACTTTAGTTTCAGAGATAAACAAAGGTAGTGATTGGTATGTCAATCATAGTCTTCCTGTCATTTTTAGAGACATAGGAAAAGACTGTGATTGGAGTGAATATCAGAGTTTTCCTGATGTTCAGATAACTGAACAGATACCTGAAGGTTGGGATTGGAGTGAATATGCCGATGTTTTATAATAGTTCGAGAGATATCGGAATAGTATCAGAAAATATCAATCTAATTCATAATTGAATTAAATTGTAATAATATTAATTATTTATAATAAATGAAAAATTATATCGTATTTGCATTAATCGGGGCTCTTATTTTGGTAGTAGTATTAGTAGTCGTATTAGTAGTCCTACCTAAGAGTTCGTCTTCGTCTTTAACATCAGCACCAACAACATCAGCACCAACAACATCAGCACCAACAACATCAGCACCAACAACATCAGCAGCTTTGGTTAAAACTGTTTCCTTGGAAAAACCAATGGGAGGTCCAGATTATCATATGAATTTAGCTGAAATAGAGCTTTATGATGCACAAAATAATAAAATACCAGTATCAAATTTAACTGCAAGTTTAAGTCCTCCTTATACTACCTCAGCCTGGGGAGCTGCATCCAATTTATTAGATGGAGATTATACTAATTTTGCTCATACTGATGCTCAAGGTTCTGCAACTCTTCAATATATGAGGATTGTATTAACAAATCCAAGTTCATTGAGTCGTATATTTATTACCAATAGACCTGTAGCACAAGAAAGAATAAATAGAGTTTCTGTTAGAACAATTGATATAAATAATCTCGAATTAAGTAAGACTGTTTTATCCAATAGCGGCAACACTTATACTCTAACTTATGACCCAATATCAGGTTCAAATACAGGTGTAACAAATACTCCTACGGCTCTAGTTCTCGTTAAAACTGTTTCCTTGGAAAAACCAATGGGAGGTGGTGATGATGGTGGTATGAATATAGCTGAAATAGAGCTTTATGATGCACAAAATATTAAAATACCAGTATCAAATTTAACTGCAAGTTTAAATCCTGTTTATGATACAGCTTCCAATTATGCTGCATCCAATTTATTAGATGGAAGTCCTGACACATTTGCTGCTACAAATCAAGTTGATACTTCGGCAACTCTTCAATATATGAGGGTTGTATTGACAAATCCAAGTTCTATAGGTCGTGTTGTTGTTACTAGTAGAACTTATTGTTGTAAAGCAAGAATAAATGGAGTTTCTGTTAGAACAATGGATATAAATAATGCCGAATTAAGTAAGACGGTTTTATCTGGTAGTGGTGGTACTTATAGTCTAACTTATAACCCAATATCAGGTTCAAATATAGGTGTAATAAATACTCCTGCATTGACTAATGCTCCTTAATAAAATTATATAGCAATAATCTCGAATTAAGTAAAAAAGGTTAGTCTAACTTATGAGCCAATATACAGGATTAACAATGGTTCAACCTTCATATTCTTGTTATAAATGAACGACGGAAATGACATAATGAATAAATATCAATGTAATTCATAATTGAATTAGATTGTAATAATATTTAAATACATTTAAGTTCGATGAGTTAATCAACAGAGTCAAATATAACAATGAGGGTCTATAGAGTGTAAATACAATTAAATTTGTTATAATAAATGGAAAAGAATAGAAAATTAGATTTTATCGATTATCGGAAGTTAGGACATATACAAAGTAATGATGAGGTAAAATCAGAATCACCAATTGGAATTAACGGACCTTGTTCAATGAATAAAATATCAGGTCTTGGAAAAAACATATACATTTTTGGAGAATATCATCTAAATCAATATTGTATTGAAACTGAAAAAAACATTTATTTTGATGTATTCTTGGAACGACTAAAAAATATGTGCATAGATGATAATATCTTCTTGGACATATACTTTGAGTTTGGTCCTTTTAATGAAGAAAAATACAATCCACCTCTAGAGAGATTTATAGAAGACAACACAAAAATGCTATCTATATTATACAACAAATATTATGACTGTGTACATAATGTCACAAGAGACAAATGTAGAGGGGTTAGAATACATTGGTCTGATGCCAGACAAGTTAATGACCGATTAATGGTTACTGGTCTCTTCGTTCATCCTGATATACCAGGAGAAATAACAAGAAATATGATGTTTGAAATATGTTCACATTTTTATGATAGTTTCAATCCAAATTATAAACTGGTAAGAGATATATCATATTCAACAGATCTAGAAAATATGGTTCAAGTTTTATATCAGTTTGTATTTAGTATTCCAAGAATAGTACAAGAATTAAAAACAATTGAAGAACCGTTTCAAAATACACTTAAAGAATATTTTAAAAGTTTAATCAAAAGCAACTTTACAGATGAATCATTCCTTCAATCTTATATTGATTTCTATAGGGAATTTTACAACCTGATTGAAGGCAGAAATTGTGTTGAAATTAATGATTTGGTTCAACAATATAATACTAAAATGAGTGAAGTTAATCTCTATATTCAAGCCTATATTTTGGATATATATACTATTTGTAGAATGTCCAAACATTTTAAGACTGAAAAACCTTTCAGCAAGAAAAGAAATGATAGATCAGGTATTCATACAGAAGATTATGTTCAACCAACTACAGCTAACAATATAATATTTTATGGTGGTAATGCTCATGCTAAAGTTATAACTAACTTTTTTAGTTCTTTACCTTCATTTGTAATTGAAAATATGAATCAACTTGAAAAAAATAGAAATAATTGTTTATTAATTAATCCATGTACAAGTTTCTTTGGTTACGAACTTCAAGATATATTACAATATCCTGATAAAGAAATTGAGTCTGACTCCGAATCTGATTTTGAAAGAAAAACAAAAATAAAGAGAGAAAGAATGGTATCGGCATGGGACTATTCAGATGATGAAGGCGATGATTATTGGACTTCACCTAGAACTCCACCTAGAACTCCTGATTACAATCCGGAGACTCCACCTCGTTTATCATTATTAGAGTGACACAAAAAAATGATTTTAAGTTTTTCATTCATAAAAGATCAGGGTATGACTAACTTATCACAAAACAATTATCTTATGACTATTATTTCCAATCCTATCAACACCGATTGGATCAGTTTGTCTATTCGCGAAGTTCCAACTTGGCTCCAAAATTCTTTCTTCTTTGATAGCATATCAGAAGGAAGTAATGATAATCCAGATGAAGAGTTCGGGATCGGTTCTCAATTTATTCGACAAACGAGTGATATTGAGAATGTCCAGGACTTTGTTGAAGTTATACGAGCAATGAGCTACTGGCAAGTTCATATTATTCCAACAAGTGTAAAGATTGCGGTGGAAAGCAATCTAATCTCGTACGAAGAATTCTTGACTATAAGAGAATCATTTTCTACTATCGATAAGAATGAATGGGATATCTTGGATATCCTTTCCATAAAATTTGTTGGTGATGTCAGAGATTTTGAAATTGCAGTTCGAGCAGTAAGTTATTGGGATCTTCAAGATTCGATTCCAAATTTTATTCTCGATTTTGTCTTCAGAAGATATTATGATGAGGATGAACTTTATATTGTGAGTAATAAGCCGATGCCAAATAATAATCTCGACCGATTTTGGCATAAGATGCATCTACTCACTTTAGATCTTCAACCTTCAGTATTCAATTCAATTATAGCTCTTTGTAGATATGATTATTACGACTGCTTGAATTATCTCTGTTCGATTGCAACTGACTTCGATAAACGGAATAGTGAGAGAGCTTCAATCGAGGCTGTTTCACACGGAAAACTAGCAAATCTCAGGATATTGATAGATAACCAGTTTCCGTTTATTGAGTCATTTATATTCTCTATTACAACAAAATGTGGGCATTTGGATATACTTGAGTATCTTCATTCCTTTATTAATCCAGCGGACAAGATGAGTCTTGTTAGGATTGCTTGTCGAGAGGGACATTTAAATTGTTTAGTCTTTTTTTACAGTATCGGCTATCGTTGGGGTAGCGAAATGTGCAAAATTGCTTTACAGTTTGGGCATATGGATTGTGTCGAGTATTCTCATTCTGTTTGTGCTCCTTGTGGTTGTTTGGTTTGAAAATTGGAGTTGAGTTTGGAATAGAAATCCGACAGTAGGAGTCGGTCACGAGTAAGTTTTATCAGAATGTTTTAATTTAATTCACGAGTGAATTAAATTTTAGGTTAGTTAAATTATAAAACTTAAACTGTTTTACAATTAAAAAATAAATAATTATTCAATCTTAGAATTTATTAATCTTATCAAATTTTCTTTATTTAGTTTCGAATATCCTTTGATTTTCTTTTCTTTACATATTTTTTTCAATTGAACATTAGATAGAGTTTTCAGATTTATTGATTCTGTAGGTTTGATCTCAGCCTTAGGTTCGATATTATGTTTGATATCGACTTCAACCTTATGTTTGATATCGACTTCAACCTTATGTTCGATCTCAGCCTTAGGTTCGATATTATGTTCGATCTCGACTTCAATCTTAGGTTCTATCTCGACTTCAACCTTATGTTCGATCTCGACTTCAATCTTAGGTTCTATCTCTACTTCAATCTTAGGTTCTATCTCTGCTTCAATCGCTACTTCAACCTGTGGTTGAAGATTAGACCCGTCATTAATATTTTTGATTAAAGATAATATGATATTTGGAGGAACACATTCTCCTATAACTTCCCTTATTATTTTATCAGTACACCATTCAGGTATGTTCCAGTTTGAAGGCAGTCCTGTTAATATCATAAGTTCGTATATTGTTAATACTCTTGCATCGCTATATGAACCATTTTCTAATAATCTACCAGGATGAACATTATTCTGTGAAGATATACTACCGTTAGCCATTGTTATAGTCGGTGCTGGTTTATCCCAAGAAATCCTTTTGTATGTTGTTTTATATCCAAAAATTTTTCTACCATCTTTAGAGGGGAAATGGATTGGATTATCAAAAGCACTTTTTCCTGTCGGAGTATTTTTCATCCATAATATATGTCTGTCGTTATGATCTTTTGCATAATGAAACTTATGATATTCGCTTTTTTGACTACTTTCCAAAGAAGGCAAATGTCCAATTGCATCTTTAACTGTAATTTGTCTATTTATCTTTTTTGGAAATTTCCATTCTTTTTCTGACTTCCTTGATAGTAAAATGATTGCTCTTTTTCTTGATTGTGGAATCTCATAATCAGAGGCATTCATAATCTGACTATCGATATTATACTCGTTCCCAAGTTCATTTGTAAAAACATCAATAACTTTTTGATTTTGATTATTTATATTGCAAAACAGTTTTAAAAATTCAGGAACATTTTCGATTAAAACATACTTCGATTTTAAAGCTTTTGTCATATTGATGATATGCAAAAAAAGAATATCTCTATGATCATTTTCGGCTTGTTTACCAGCTTTAGAAAAGCTTTGACAAGGAGGAGTTGCATATATGAAATCAACTGACTTCCTTATCGATTCTTGTAGTATATTATTGTATATATCAGCATTTGATATATCACCTTGTATCATTGTTGTATCTGGGTAAAAATGAGTATACAACTTAGCCCTGTTATGTAAAAGTTCGTTTGCGACAACGATATCGACATATGGTTTCATATAAGTTTCACCTATTCCACAACTTGAAAATAAAGAAAGACCTTTGAGAGACATATTTATTTTATTGATAATTTTGGACTTAAAATCATTTTTAAATCCTCGATCTTTAAATTGGAGACATTTTGCACTACTTGATTTACCTGAACCTTTCCTTTGTAAACCAATTTGATTACATAACTGTAAATTTCCAGTTTTAGTTATTAATATATCACCAATTAGTTTTTGTAAAATATCGGTATATGTTAAAATTACAGGCTTAATTTCTCCTGTTTTGCTATAGTAAGAATCATTAAAAATAAATAATGATGCTTTATCATTGTTGTTTCTACACAATCCGTCACAATATATAAGTTTTAAAATTAGCCTCTTGTTTGTGGTTAAAAACGATACTATTCTTTCTTGTTGTAATTTTGTTAACTGATGTATCCATATTCTCTTTTCAGTTTCTATTCCTAAAAATAATTTTAAACTGTCTTCAATATCTTTTTCAATTGTTATATTATGATATTCAAAGTACAATTTTAATATTTCTAAACTTATAATTTGTAGTTGAGTTCCTTTATTGCTCATTTTTACCGATATTCCAAATTGAATATCATCACATTTAAAATAAATATCAGATTTTCTTGTTGTCTTTTTTGAATGTATACTATCTACCTTATTCTGATCATGTCTATATAATCTTCCATTTTTTATATTTTCAATATCGAAACCAAACTGTTCTTTGATCTTATTTAACAAACTTAATTTATTTTTCTCATCGTTATAATATTCAACAATAATCTCTTCAAATCTCAACCCATTCGACCTTGCAATTTCACCGTAAGACATTTATATATCTAACTAAATATACATAAATGTTCAATTTAATTTAACCCTAAAAAAGACATTTAAAGAAAATGATTCGGAAATTTATTTATCATCAATATATAAATGGATATTTTATCTCAAGATGAACTTGATAGAATCAAAATCTTTAAAGATACCTACAATGCACTTTATATAAAGGACTTTTCTGATGAAAAATTAAATTATGTAAAATCAACTTCTAATCCAATTCAAAATAGGTTGATTGATAACCTGAATTCTAATCATTCATATGATCAGGAATTTATAGAAGGACCAATTGGAATACGAAAATTTAAACTGGAAATAAATGGTAAACCTAAAAAATCAGTTTACATATTTGGTGAATACCATAGAAATACAACTGGAGAGTGCGAACCAAATCCATCAATAGAATTCCAAGAGTATATATACCGATTGTCAAGAGAGACACCATCATTTTTTGATGTTTATATCGAAACACCAATGGTCAAGTCTGAAATTAAAGGAAAAATCACAAGTTTATTCACATTCAGAATTGCATCCCGTATGATGTTCAAAAATAAAAATATGAGCTTTATGACAGCTTTTACACTTTGTAAAAATCCGAAAAATACACCTGATACTACAGGCTATATGTTTAAAAAAATAGAAACTAGATTTAAAGATTGTATGCAGCCTGCAAATAGAAAAAATAATCCTAATTGTGAACTGATGAGAATACACTATATTGATATCAGAACAACTTGGGATATTAAGGATGATGCTTCTATGTATACCGAAGATGTTGCTTTGCACCTTTTACGAAGTCTATTTAGATCAGGTCTGGAAATAAAGAAAAATTCAAAAGAAATAATGGATGTAGTCAAAAGAGTAAACTCACATAATAATGTTATTTTGAGTATGCTAAAGAGACTCATAAAAAATGATAAAATTAATCTATTAGATGTATTTTTCGAGAATAAATCATTAAAAAAGGAACTGAATGCATCTTATAAAAAAGCAGAAATTGAAAGATTCATAAAAGAGATCTCTATTAAAAAAGTCGGTAATGTAAAATTCTTTATTTCCGGAATCAAAAGTTTGATTAGTTCAATAGAAAATAATACTGAAGTAAATTTAAATTTTATAAAAAAATCAGAAGATTTATTCCTAAAATTAAACTCATTATTAGTTGATTGTTATTGCCTATCTAGGATTTTTAAAGTTCATAATTTAAAAAAGAATAAAAACAAACCTGATTTTCAACCTGATGAAAGTAAAAATATCATTATATATGCTGGAGATACACATACAAGTAATATGAATGAATTTTTACTTTTTATTGGTTTTAAGCCTATTTACAGTTTTTATGAACCTAATGATAAGAGTTGTGTAAATATGAAGAAATCTAATATGTATATGCGAAAAAAATCACCAGGTTTATTTAAACCATTAAAACAATCTCCTCCTAAACCTCCAGTACGATCTCCTTATAAATTTCATCATAAACCTCCAGTACGATCTCCTAAACCTCAAGTTCAACCACCAAAACAATCTCCACCTAAATTAGTTCAAGTTCAACCTCCAAAACAATCTCCACCTAAAGTAGTTCAAGTACAACCTCCAAAACAATCTCCTATCAAAACACAAATGAATAATCTAAATAAATTAACTGTAGTTCAACTTCGAAATTTGGCTAAACAAATAGGTTCAAAAGGATACTCAAAACTAAATAAAAATGACCTTGTTAATCTCATTATTAAAACTAAAAAAATAATACAATCTCCTCCTACACCTCAAGTTCAACCTCCAAAACAATCTCCTATTAAACATCAAGTTCAACCTCCAAAACAATCTCCTATTAAACATCAAATGAATAATCCATTATATCTAAATAAATTAACCGTAGTTCAACTTCGAAATTTGGCTAAACAAATAGGTTCAAAAGGATACTCAAAACTAAATAAAGCAGATCTGGTAGCACTTATTGTCGGAACAAATAAATAGAGATTCAAATGACTCATAAATTTATTTATTGTGTATATATAAATGGATATTTTATCTCAAGATGAACTTGATAGAATCAAAATCTTTAAAGATACCTACAATGCACTTTATATAAAGGACTTTTCTGATGAAAAATTAAATTATGTAAAATCAACTTCTAATCCAATTCAAAATAGGTTGATTGATAACCTGAATTCTAATCATTCATATGATCAGGAATTTATAGAAGGACCAATTGGAATACGAAAATTTAAACTGGAAATAAATGGTAAACCTAAAAAATCAGTTTACCTATTCGGAGAATACCATAAAAATACTGATGGAGAATGTGAACCAAATCCATCAATAGAATTCCAAGAGTATATCTATCGATTATCAAGAGAGACACCATCATTTGTTGATGTTTATATTGAAATACCAATTGTCAAGTCTGAAATTAAAGGAAAAATTCAAAGTATAATCATATTTCAAAAAGCAGTGATGCTTATGTTTCGTAAGAATATAAATTTCATAAAAGCTTTTAATCGTTATAAAAACCCAAAAGATACACCTACTACTTCAGGTTATATGTTTAAAAAATTACAGAGGAAACTTAAAGAATGTATTCAGCCTGCAAATAGACAAAATAATCCTAATTGTGAACTGATGAGATTGCATTATGTTGACATAAGATCAACATGGGACATTAAGGATGATGCTTCTATGTATACAGAAGATATTGGTCTAGTCCTTCTAAGAAATATATTTAGAACAGGTGTAAAATTAAACAAAAATTCAAAAGAAATATTAGATGTAATCAAAAGAGTCAATGTACATAATAATGTTATTTTGAGTATGTTAAAGATACTGATAAAAGGAAATAAAATTAATCTATTAGATGTCTTCTATACAAATAAATCATTAAAAAAGGAACTGAATGCATCTTATAAAAAAGAAGAAATTATAAGCTTTTTAAAAATCATGTCTTATAAAAAAATAGGTAATGTATCGTTATTTATTTCTGAAATCAAAAGTTTAATTAGTTCAATTGAAAATGATACTGATTTAGACTTAAATTTTATAAAAAAATCAGAAGATTTATTCCTAAAATTAAACTCGTTATTACTAGACTCTTATTGCCTATCTAGGATTTTTAAAGTTCATAATTTAAAAAAGAATAAAAACAAACCTGATTTTCAACCAGAGGAAAGTAAAAATATCATTATATATGCTGGTAATGCTCACATTCGTAATATGGTTGAATTTTTAAATTTTAACGGTTTTAAATCTACATACAGTTATTATGAGCCAAATGAAAAGAGTTGTGTAAATATGAAGAAACCTAATACTTATTTACCAAAAAAATCACCAGCCATATTTAAACCTCCAAAGCAATCTCCGCACAAACATCAGTCACGATCTCCTCATAAAGTTCAATCTCAAAAACAATCTCATCCTAAACCACAAATGAATAATCCATTATATCTAAATAAATTAACAGTAGTTCAACTTCAAAAATTTGCTAAACAAATAGGATCAAAAGGATATTCAAAACTAAAGAAGTCCGATCTTATTAACCTCATTATTAAAACTAAAAATATAAAAAAATCTCCTAGCAAAGCTCAAGTCAAAACACCGAAACAATCTCCTAGCAAAGCTCAAGTCAAAACACCGAAACAATCTCCTGTAAAACCACAATTGCAACCTCCTATCAAACCACAAATGAATAATCCATTATATCTAAATAAATTAACCGTAGTTCAACTTCGAAATTTTGCTAAAAAAATAGGTTCAAAAGGATACTCAAAACTGAACAAAACCAATCTTATTGAATTTATTATCAGTATGCAAGAATGATAAATCACAGATTAAAATACAAACAAATATATTTTAATAAATATTATCTATAATAAATGGCAGAATATAAGGATGATCATGATGAAGAGGATGATAAAGAGAAATATGAATGGTCGATGAGAGTAATATCATACGAAGACTTTTCTCTCGATAATTTAGATTTATTACAGAGGTCTAATACTATATTATACCAAAATATGAAGAAAAGATTAAGTGATGAATATCACGACAGACTTAATACATTATTTGATAGTGGATATATAACACAAGCCAGATATAAAAAATATATTAGAGAGATTGAAGATGATGGTGAAGATGATATTTCAATTATATCGTTTTACAATATCGTTAATAATGAACACAAAAAGAGAACACAAGGAGAAACTTTAGTTCCTATTCAAATTGAATCAGAAGAACAATTAAGAGAATTATTGAATAATCATTTAAAAAATAATAATTTTACAATGTTATTTTATATGGGAGAAAAGGAAGATGAATGGAATTGTCTATATGAAGCATCAGCTTTAGTTTTCAAAACACCTGAAGGAATTAAACTCATTAGAAGAAATAATGAAAATGGTACTCCATCTGTCTTAGATATAGAAAATTTTTTAGAAGAAGAAACAGTAGAAGATATGCATGTTTTAGGAATAAAAGGAAGGAAAGAGTTAAAAAGAAGATTTCAGACTCCTATACTCAGGCTTGCAAGTCATATTGAAAAGCGGGTTGGATATATGCCTCGTGATGCTTCTAAAAGTATTTTTGATTTTGCAAATGTTAACAGAGAATACAGTCCTAAAAGAAAGAAGAAATCACCTGTTAAACGAGTAAGGAAATCACCTGTTAAACGAGTAAGGAAATCACCTGTTAAACGAGTAAGGAAATCACCTGCTAAACGAGTAAGGAAATCACCTGCTAAACGAGTAAGGAAATCACCTGTTAAACGAGTAAGGAAATCACCTGTTAAACGAGTAAGGAAATCACCTGCTAAACGAGTAAGGAAATCACCTGTTAAACGAAATTGATAATTAAATTTCATTTGTAGTCATTGATATTTAATATATAGTCTTGAAGTGTAGTAATGATTTGTGGAAGATGTTTTATATGAATGAATTTGGGTTAGACTGATTAATAGAATTGTAATACACATTGTATTACAACTTAAATAACTCATAATCACTTATATGAATTTATTATCTTTATTCTTTTCTATAAAATCATTACGATAAGATAAAGTATATAAATTCAATCACAAATACAGTTTGATTTATTGTATTTTAATATTGTTTTGAATCATTAAAAATATCGAAAAAGAGTATGAATCACAATTTAAAATCAAACGATAAATTATCGTTATTTGCAATAAGAAATAATGTAAATTCCAATCTATAAACAGACTGGAATACATACTTTTTGTTTACCGAATTCAACAATGATTATGTATACCCATACAGTGTTGTGTTACAATTAAAAATTGAATTTTGAACGGTGTTTATGATAAATTAGGCATCATTATGACTTCTGAGATGAAAATCAGTATCGATATGACTAGGAAATTAGCTCGAGATAAGTTAAAAGAATTATTGGGTTGTTAGAGATCATATGATTTGTAGATGGGATAATTAAGTTGCTATTCATTTTGAATAATAACTAATAATATTATAATAAATTTATATAAATGGATATTCTATAAGAAGTTAAATTGTATCACAATTTAAATTTATTAATAGTATATAATTATAACAAATGAATAAAGTAATATATATAGGAATGGTTGTTGTATCGTTATCACTCGCTGGTTTTGTCGTTGCGATATCGATAGTTATTTTCACAAATAATAGAAAGATGATGTCAATTGTTCCAATGATGTAATTAGGTATGAATATTATACTGAAAGAACATATTTCTAAGACAATAAATAGATTATCATTTTTTATTTGCAACCTTCCTTTTTGGTGATTTGAGCTTATTTGCAACCTTCCTTTTTGGTGATTTGATCTTATTTGCAACCTTCCTTTTTGGTGATTTGAGCTTATTTGAAACCTTCCTTTTTGGTGATTTGAGCTTATTTGAAAGCTTCCTTTTTGGTGATTTGAGCTTATTTGAAAGCTTCCTTTTTGGTGAAGAATCATAACGATTACTATTATCAATTGTTCTATCTTCTATAATACAATAGAATCCGAGTTCTATATAACTTATCAGCAGATTATTATTCAAATATGAACTCATATTTTGCCCGTTACATCCAACACCGCCTTGTGCAGATCTATCAGAAATATATATTCCATATAAGTCCCTATATGCAAAAACAGCATGTCCTTCTATAGCACCCGTAGTATTATCAAAAAATTTTAAATATAGAGGAGTCATATGATCGACCAATAAATTAGCTGTTATGAATCTTATTAAATCAAAAACAGAATGTACAAATTTTGGTACCAATGTGTCATAAGGATGTGAAATAGAATGTTTTGCATTTAATAAATAAGTTATTTGATCATAATTTAGAGTTCCTCCTAACTCTACACGAGGAGCGGGTCGTCCAGATATATCTGTTATATTTCTTCCTTGAGAACTATGAAAAGCTTCAGCTGTACCTATACCTAAAATATCTAAGTCGTGTAAAACTTGCAGGGAACAATTATTGTCGTTCCAAACATATTGGCTTTTTATTCTTTTTATCCTACTCGTATTTATTTTCTTTTGAAAAAGTATACATTGACCTAAACCAAGCATTTGTTGTGAAATATTTGGAATAGTTGGGAAACATTTCCCAGTTGCATGACAAGAGGCATTTTGTACCTTTTCTTCCCAATCACAATTATTTTTTTTTGAAATCAAATTTGACATTTTATTTTGAGAGTCGCTTAAACAATCTGTATTTTTTGTTGGATCCAATTCGGGTAAATATCTCTGATAATCAAGATTATTACATTCATAACCGTAATTATCAATATCATCATCAGTTATATTAAAAGAACTACAATTTCCAGATGCAATTCCTGGTGCAGGTGCAGGTGCAGGTGCAGGTGCAGGTGCATGTGTTTGTCCAGGACCAATTTGTATTGACCTAGAGAAAGGTGTTACAGTAGAGAAAAGTGATGGTGGAGGAACATACGGTGCGAATGCAAATGGTGGTGCACCTTGTGCAAATGGTGCAAATTGTGCACCTTGTGATACATAGCCTCCAAAAGTGTTTCCTCTTTTCATTTTTTCGACATTCTGGTTATAATCCATATCTGTTAATAAGTTCGATTTAGTTTTCATTTATTATATGTTAATATATTTATTATAAAAAATATCTTTTTCTATAAAATAATCGAGATAAAGTACATAAATACAGTTTGATTTATTCAATTAAATAAATCTGAACTTGTTAGATTCATTATGAAGAATTCTTGATTATAAGTGATTCGAAGGTAGACTGTTTTATCGTTCAACTTAATAAATTGTAATACAATATGTATTACAACTTAAAATAACTCGTCGTATTCACTTATATGAATTTATTATCTTTATCCTTTTCTATAAAATCTTTACGATAAAGTATATAAATTCAAACTGTATTTGTGTTTGATTTATTATGATTTTAATATTGTTTTGAATTATTAAAAATATCGAAAAAGAGTATGAATCACAATGTAAATTCAAACGATAATTATCGTTATTTACAATAAAAAATAATGCAAATTCCAATTTATAAAACAGACTGGAATACATACTTATTGTTTACCGAATTCAACAATGATTATGTATACCCATACAGTGTTCCAGTTCTAGTTTGAATAAATTATAAAGACAAAATCAGTTTAAAATCAGTTTAAAATTGGTGAAACTAAATTAGTAACCAATTTGATTTACACTATAGTTATTACTTTCTCTTTACTGGAGACTTTCTCTTTACTATAGACTTTCTCTTTACTATAGACTTTCTCTTTACTATAGACTTTCTCTTTACTGGAGACTTTCTCTTTACTGGAGACTTTCTCTTTACTATAGACTTTCTCTTTACTGGAGACTTTCTCTTTACTGGAGACTTTCTCTTTACTGGAGACTTTCTCTTTACTGGAGACTTTCTCTTTAGACGACGAGGTGAATACAAATAACTACCAATCTTCTTTCTTAAGAAAGGATCTGTAACATGTTCTTTTCTTAAAAGATTAGTCTTTTGCCTCACATTATCTTCTGTTCTTTTGAGATTTTCTACCATTAAGATAAATAAACTAGCACCTCTGTGTCTATTCACAAAATATTCTAAACTCATTTCAACTAACAAACCAGTTTTATCTCTATCTGTAATAATTATATGAAGTTGACCATCAATCTTTCTAAGTTCTATTAGAACACATCCTGCTGTATCCCGCACTCCTGTTGTAACCAGCACTCCTTCTGCATCCCGCACTGCTAATGGTATCCGTCCTGTATCTGTATATGCATTATCGATATAAAAGTTATATGTATTTATGCCGTGATTTTGAATACAATCAACAGAAATATTTTCTTGTTGCCAAAATAAAAGTGAATAATTATTAGTGTTTTCAAGAACTCTTCTTATTTTTTCAGGTATAAAAGCTAATTGGTCAGGAAAGTCATCTCCGTGATGTATCAAATATGGTCGTGGATTGTGAGTATATTCGAGATGTCGATTAAGTTCAATCACAAAATCAGAATACCATCTTGCAGTAGCTTCATATAATATAATATGAAAAATTATAGAATTAATAAGATAATTTTCAGGATTCTGAATTAAACCGTTAACCTCATCTTGAGTTTTCAAACCCAAATCATAAAGAATATGAAATGGATGACCTCCAAAAGGAGATAATCTTTCTAATTGTAAGTTAGATTTACGTATTTGAAATAGTTTATTTCTCCTAAGTTTATTTGCAATTACTCGATTAGCTAAACGCTCACTCTCTCTTATATATTCATTCCTAGATATATATTTATTCATAACATCTGTATTATTCGGAGGAATTAAATAACCGTTCTGTAGTAATATCTCTGGATTAAATGAGTGATCCAAAGTAGATAACTTTATGTTTCGAAATATAACTATAGGTTCTTGCACCTCCTCTTCGTCACCTTCTCTAACCCATTCTACCTCTTCGTCACCTTCTCTAACTAATTCCATGTCTTCAGCCATTTATTCTTGTATAAATAATAAATAATTATTATTTTCCATAAATCTATAAAATCATTACGATAAGTAAGATAAAGTATAAAATCAAACACAAATACAGTTGATTTATTCTGTTTTAATATTGTTTCAAATGAGGAAAATTATAGATAAACAATTTAAATTCAAATTGTAAATTATCGTATTTACAATTAAAAATATGGTAAATTCAAACTATAAATCATATTGGAATACTCGTGTTTTATTTACTGATGTAAAAAGTGAGTATGTATACAACTTTTGTACAATATAATTTCTGGTTTTATTATACTTATATAATAAAATGGCTAACCCACCACCGAAATTTCTTCAATGGATTCTTGATCATCTAAACCCGACAGATGATGATGATACAAATTCTTTGATAACTCTATTAGCCCATAAAGGAGTCTTCATTGAAATTATGATTTCAACTCATTCTACTGTTGAATTCTTACTCATTATGTATTCTTATTCAGAACACCCTAACACAAATATGATATTGGAAGAAAAGGATAATTTTAAGAATATATTATATACTGTTTATAAACCAAAAAGATTATTTTTTGGAAATTTAGGGTTGGTAGATATGGTTATGCATCCACCAGAAAAACTAAAAATATCATCATTTGCATGTAAAATTCCCAATCAAAAAGAACTAGAAAAATTTTTATATAAAATGAATAACAAATTGATTGACATCAATGACTTTAAATTTGTTAAAGAAGTCATATATAAAATGTACAAGAGTAATCAATCAAAAATTGAGTATTTTTTAAAAAAAAAGCATAAAGTGACTGTTATTCAACCAAAAAAAGTATGCGATAAGGATGCATGCAACCGTAAGTCACCACTTTTTAATTGGAGTTGTTGCTTGTGGAGAAAGAAGAAAGACAAAAAGAGTGTTGATATAATCAGAGGTCCTAGTTCAATTAAAGAATCAGAAACAAAATTATCAGAATTCTTGGATAAATACGGGAATGAGTTAGACTCAACAGGTATTAGGAAAAGAAAAGATACTTCTAAAAGAATATCAGTTTATGATGATGCAGCAGAAATGCCACCGTATGATGAAAGAGAATCATTAATTCAAGGTGAAAGCAAGGCTGAAACAAATGTAAAACTACCTGTTTTAAATCAGAGTTATGAATCTGATGATGATGAAGATAATTGGGAGACAGTTGCTATTCAAGGGAAAGAAATAATTCATGATTTTACATTTAGAGTTAATATTGGAATTAGAAAAAAGAAGAAAAATGGAATTGATATAGTCGATTATCATATCTCTAAAAAAGCTTGTCCTTTTAATACCGAACCTTTGAAACATATCGAGGGTCTGTTAATATTAATCGTTGGTAATAAAAAATCGACTGATGCTGAAAAATTCAGACTGCTATTGAACTGCTTATATTTAAGATATATAGATTATGAATATTATATTCATGCTTCAAATACACCATTAAGGGAACAACATTTGAAACCTATTAAGGAAGTTGCAGCCGTCCTTTTTGTATTATGTAGAATGTTAGATATTCAGGTTGATATCAATATGAAAAATGATAGAGAAAAAGAACTATTTTATTTACAGACAAAAATACCACAAAAGACAGTAAGAGACTACTCTACTGATATACTGTTTGGTAGTAATTCAAGACAACAGAAGGATGACTTCAAAAGAAAGATTGAATCAATCGAAAGAATGGAAGGCATAACTCAACTCATAGGTGATTTTGAAAACGAAATTAATGCAGTTGAAAACACTATGAATGATTTAACCAATAGAAATTTTGACTTGAAAATATTTAAGATTGAAAGTCACTTGAAAATATTTAACCGAATGTATAAAGAACTACACGACATTTCTAAACAGGATAATCAGTCGGCATCGGTTTATATAAACAATATGACAAGGAATATTTATAAGAGATTTAATGAGGAAAGACCGCACCAAAATTCGCCAACAAGAAAAAGAAGATGTTGTAAAGATTGTAAAAGTAATCTATTAAACAAGCCTGTTGTTGAACTTAAAAATATTGCAAAATATTTAGGTTGTAAACAATCTTTAAAATTAAATAAATCTGAACTTGTTAGATTCATTATGAAGAATTCTTGATTATATGCGATTCGAAGGTAGACTGCTTTATTGTTCAACTTAATAGAATTGTAATACAATCTGTATTACAACTTAAAATAACTCATATTCGCTTGAAAACGAGTATAAAATAATCTTGAAGTCGTAGATTAAAATTATTGATTTTTGAATTGTTTTACCCAATATATCAGATTTTTGACTCGTCTTGACCTTTGGACTCATCTTGACCTTGTGGTTGATTCCATATATTAATTGCTTCCAATTCTTCAAATGCAAAATCTGTTGTATGTATAATAGCGATATTTCCACTCATATCATCACACAAGTTTAGTTTTACAAAAGAATTATCCAACAATTTTTGTTCTGAGAACACTAGTGTTTTGCATTTAAAATCTTCTGACCCATATGTAAACAAAAATGTATCAGTTCCTGGTATATTTTCAATTCCTGATGGAAAACAAAGGACAGAAGTTGCTTCTATCATAAACATATCGCTAATCGGTCCAATTTCTCCGTTCATTAGATTCAAATAATAAAAATAAAATAAGTACTTTAATCGATTGCCGTGTCTTGAAAGTCTTTTGTGGGCATTGTATTGTTGATCGAACATGTTAAAACCCCATGATGGTTCAAGAGGTAGATCGTTTATCCATTTAATATGACCTACACCTATTTTATGATTTGCTAACCTAGTTGAATCTACAAGAGGAGTTGTGATTGAAATGTGAAATTGCTTTCCAAAAATTTGTTTGAATTTATTTATATAGTTACAACCCTGTAACTCATGATGATTTTCGCAACTGAGGGTTCCATTAGGTTCAAGTCTAACCTTGTAAACCATGTGCTTTGGAAATATATTATAACTAAAGTATATACTATTATTAGATTCAAACAGAGCCCAGTTTTTCTCAACCTTTTGAGAAATTGATGGACATAAAATTGTTTCTTGATGCTTACGAAAACCAATTTTAGTAGTATCGTTTCCTTCAAAACCTGAAAGATCAATTTCAATAACTACACTCGATATTAGAGTACACCAATCTCCACAATCGTTAGAAATAAGTTTTATATCGGGTCTTCCGTTAAAAGACCGATTGAACGAACATAAAATAACTTTATTTCCATCAAGTTTAATATCTTTTAAACCTAATAATCTTGCATCATTTCCACCTTCAATTTCAAGGGAAGGTAGATTTTGAATAAATAATACTTCTCCATTTTCAGCACAAATCATCATACAAAATAAAGTTTTATCATAAGTTTCAATTTTACCCGCTTTATTAGCTACTGAACTCCATTGATAAGGTTCGTACCAAGGATGATTCATATTGTATTGAAGAGGTATAATTCCTTCATAGTTTTCAGTGTGAACATTTTGAAACCGTCTAAAACTTCTATATGAATAAAGATATACATATCTATTTTCTGACATTTCCGTTATAAATGCAATTGAAGGATTAAAATTTATCGCATTAGGATCACTTGATCGTATACGTAAACTATAAGTCATATCTATAACATTAGCATGTAAAGGATATGTAGCCATTTATTAATACAAATTTATTTTAATACAAATTTATTTTAATACAAATTTATTACTGATAAAATGAACTACCTTCTAATAAAGTTATAATACTATAAGTATTACAACTTTCGAATATGAATTTATTATCTTTATCCTTTTCTATAAAATCTTTATGATAAAGTATATAAAATCAAACTGTATTTAACTTTGTTTTATTCTGTTTTTAATATTGTTTTGAATCAGTAAAATTATAGATAAACAATAGATTTCCCGTTTAAATTCAAACTGTAATTATCGATATTTATAATGAAAAATAATGTAAATTCCAATCTATAAAACAAACTGGAATATCTACTTTATTAACCTTTTTCAAAAAAGTGAGTATGTATACCCATATAGTGTTTTATTTAAAGTTTATATTCAAATTCATATTGTTTCTGGTTTAAAATATATTGGTAATTAACAACTTAATTATGTGTACTATTTTTCATATCAATACAATAACCTTTATTATCTAATTTTTTTCGTGTAGCTTTTGGATTCCTATATCTAACAATATTCTCAAATCCTATTGAATGAAAAAAAGTATAGTAATTAGCAGAATGCTCTTGACCAGCATATATTATTATGTTAGTACTCTTGAGAGGATGGTCTAGAACATTAGGTTTCTCCCTTGGTTTATATTCTTTGAAAATTCTTAATAAGGCATAATAGTCCATGCATAATAGATGCATATCCTCAATGACAAGTTTTAATTTTTTAATTTCTTCTAGAAAAGTCGTTTCTATAACCGTATTTTCACTATTTAACAAAATATCAAGTTGGTTTCCAGCTTCACGAATAAACTTTATATTTCTTATTTTGTAATTAATGAATCTTGCTATTCTATTCTTTTCATATGAATTTCTATACTCTTTTTGAATCTTTTTAGTATGAAACAACAGTCTTATTCCCTTTCCTTCTTTTACTTCTTTCATTTGAGATACTAATAGGTCAAGTAAACTGTCCCTTTTGTCATTTATAAAACTATTTCTAATAGTTTTTAGATGGTAAGATATCACTGTAGGACTATTAATTTTTTTATCTATATACTTTTCAAGCATAGTATATACTATGCTTAATACGCTTATTATGTCTATTGATATTACAGTCTTTATATTTTCATCAACAATTCCCTGTCTCATATCGATACTATGAACTCTAATAATTTTACATAATTCATCGTTTCTTTTTAACGGGGAAAAACAGTTGAAAAATTTTTTCAATGTTTCATCCATAATATAGCTTGATGTTTCTTCGAGTGGATTATTTTTTTGAAGTGAAATAATTTCTTCTTTTATCGAATTAAATAATTTAAAAATATCAGTATAAGTTCCTGGTCTGCTATTAATTAATCTACCACATGCAACACTTATTATATAATCATTTGAATATACATAATCAGATTTTACCATATGATGTTCAATATAAAAATCTATAAATGCCGGAGAGTTTGTTGCTAATCTAAAAATATACTCTTGAAATTGGATTGAAGGATTTGGTAAACAAGAACCGTTTATAAGATCTTCGCCGATATGGGCTTCACCGAATATATAGGCTGTTTTTCTTGTTTCATTCTGTTTCATTTTAGCCAAAAAATAAGGTCCTTCTATAAATTGTTCATTGTAAGTTTTCGGTAAAGATAAGTTCTGAATTAATTTGACTAAAACTGGATTTTTTCCCCCTTGTATTAGGTCATTTAGTAATTTCATTATTTTCCTATTTTTCAGTTCGTTTTCACCTTCAAAATCTCTAAGATATCTTGCATTATAAGTAGATTTAAATGTTTCTATTATTGTTGCATCTGTATCTGTGTATATTATTTCTTCTTCTAACAAAGTTGCCATTTATTATGGGAGAATTTTAATTGTTTTAAAATTAAAGTTGATGATGGTTTATAAATGTGATTCGAAGATAGACTGATTTATCGTTCAACTAATAGAATTGTAATACAGTCTGTATTACAACTTAAAATAACTCATATTCACTTATATGTATTTATTATCTTTTATTCTTTTCTATTAAAATCATTTGGATAAGTAAGATAAAGTATATAAAATCAAACTGTATTTAACTTTGAATTATTCTGATTTTAATATTGTTTGAATCACCTAAGCCATGAACTCCAATTGCTATTGATGCTAAAATATGATTAAAATTATATTTTCAACTTTAATTTTACCTCTATTTCATTGTCAAAATAATTCCAATTAAAAAAGTAAACCAGCCATCAAATTACAACTCATACCTGCAATACTATTAACAGACATTTATTATCTTTTATTCTTTTCTATAAAATCATTGAGATAAAGTATATAAAATCAAACTCAAATTCAGTTTGTTTTATTCTGTTTTAATGTTGTTTCAAATGAGTAAAATTACTGAAAAACAATATGATTTACAGTTTGATTTCAAACGATAATTTATCGATATTTACAAGTAAGAATAAGGTAAATCCAATCTATAAACAGTCTGGAATATCTACTTTATTAACCGTTTTCAAAAAGCGAGTATGTATGGGTATACATAATCGTCACTTCAAAATTACATGTTGTTGAACTTAAAATATTGCAAAATATTTAGATTGTAATCAATGTTCAAAATAAATACGAAACATGTATTAAATTGAAAAAAACAAGAAATTACATTTATGATTAGAACTATTGATATGTCCTCTATTGAAAGAAAAATTGATATGATTAAACCCACAATCATGCATCTTCCCGTTAGACCAATCCTTTCTGAACCATATTCCATAATGAAAGAACAATTATTAGATCCAACTGTTTCTACAATGTTAATCCAAGCATTTTGTGGTCTTGGCAAATCAAGACTTATGTACAATATCATTTTTGATTATTTATCAGACTTAACAGTTTTTGTATTTCCCTATATCAACCTACTTAAACAATTTAATAGCGACTATATTCGCAATTGCGGATTGAACTCCAATAATGATTTTTCTATACTTTCTATATGCTCCATCGATGAAAGTCAAGCTTTGATATCAGCAACAACCGATAAAAACAAGATTAAACGAGTCATAAATTCAAAGAGAAGAAAGATAATATCGGATAAAAATGATTTTTAAAAATATTAAGTATGAATATCAGGAACCATGGCTAATGAAACTAAGATGAGTGATATGATTATGACTATTGGCAGGGGTGTCATGAATATGATTATGAATATTGGAAGGATTGAAGTGGGTAATGAAATTGTGGTATATAGTCCTGTTGTCTCTCGAGGAGATACTCTTCGTCGTGTCGAGAGTAATGAAATTACCTTATCTTGTCCTGTTAAAAAGGTTAAGTATCTTGGAGATACTCGTCGTGTTATGGATAATGAAATTACAGTAGATAGTCCTGTTAAAAAGCTGGTCGGAAAGAATCGTCGTCTTATCTATCCAGGAGAGACTCGTCGTGTTGGAAGTAGAGAGGATAAGATTATTCCTTCTCGTTCTTGTGATTGTGATATCTGCTGTGAAACTAAATTTACAATCACAGTAACTTGTCCTTATTGCAACTTCACTTGTTGTAAAAGTTGCTTTGATGCATACCTTCTCACGACTATTGGAGATGCCAAATGCATGAGTTGTAAAGCTATTTTCGACCTTACAACAGTTTGGAAACTGTGTATTACTTCTATTACATATAAGAAGTATTTGGACTTCCGTTTTGAACAACTTATACAGAAGGAAAAGTCACTATTTCAAGAATCTATCGTTCAGATTGAGAGAGAAAAGATTCTCTCGAGTATTGCCTCGAAGTCGAAGAAGATGAGGGTCGGAGAAAACTTGTCTCATATAGACGAAATTGATTTAGAAGAAGAACTAATGCAAAATACATTTATTACCCATTGTTATGTTGTCAATTGTAAAGGGACTCTTAACAAGAAATGGAATTGTCGTCTATGTGAGGCTTGTCATTGCAACAAGTGTGGAGAACTAAAGACTGGGACAAATGGAAGACATGTCTGCAACCCTAACTCCGTTCAAAATCTCGAGGAAATTAAGAAAAACAGCAAGCCTTGTCCAACATGTGGTGTTGCGATATTTAAGATTGACGGTTGTGAACAGATGTTTTGTATAGAATGCCATACTGTTTTTACTTGGAAAAATTTAAAAATCGAGACAGGGCGAATTCATAATCCTCACTACTCTGAAATCATCAGAAAAAATGAAGATTCGAGGAGAGATAATCGGGATGCATTGGTATACAACATGGAAAAAAGACATCGAATATATGAGTATATTATATCAGAGTTTGAGAATATCGAAAGGCAGAAGTTCAAGGATGCTCCAAGGTTCATAAGAGATCTTGATTCTCTAGAGTGGAATGAAACAAGCTATATTTTGGATGGTCAAACTTTTGCCGACATCAGAAAGAAGTTTTTAAAGAACGAAATATCCGAGATCGACTACAGGAGAAAAATGAAGCTCAAGTTCAACAACTTTACAATGATGCATGAAGTTTGTCAGATTTTGACACTAGCCAAGATTGCAATGTCTGAGGAACTTAAAGAAACAATTAGAAATGATGATGGATCATACATAAACATAGGAGATATAATATCTTTTACCGAACTTAGAAAAAGGTTTATGAAATATATTACTAATATTGACGATATCATGAAGAATACTAATGAGATGCTTTACCAAGCTGGGTTAAAGTATTCTTTATTCTATGAGATAATGATTGGCAGTAAGTTTTACAGAGTTATTATAAAGAAGAAGCTGTAATGGATTTATTTAGACTGGAGTTTACATTTGTATAATAAGTTATAATACTATATGGTATTACAACTATAATATCGGATTTGATAAATTTATCTTTGAACTGAAGATAAGATTAAATTGTCAATATTCATTTTTCAGACATAATTGGACCTGATATTTTCAATATAAATCATACTTTTTTATCTTCTAAAAGACTTGTAAAATCGTTACCTAGAGAATGACCTAAGCCATGAACTCCAATTGCTATTGATGCTAAAATATGATTAAAATTATATTTTCAACTTTAATTTTACCTCTTTCATTGTCAAAATAATTCCAATTAAAAAAAGTAAACCAGCGATCAAATTACAACTCATACCTGCAATACTATTAACAGACATTTATTATCTTTTATTCTTTTCTATAAAATCTTTACGATAAAGTATATAAATTCAAACTGTATTTAACTTTGATTTATTCTATTTTAATATTTTTTAGAATCAGTAAAATTACTGAAAAACAATATGATTTACAGTTTGATTTCAAACGATAATTTATCGATATTTACAAGTAAGAATAAGGTAAATCCAATCTATAAACAGTCTGGAATATCTACTTTATTAACCGTTTTCAAAAAGCGAGTATGTATGGGTCAGTGTTTGTTTATAGATTATACCGTTTCAAATGCAATATTAGGACCTAACAATTTTATATTGGTTATCAATATAAAATTTCATACTTATAAATAGAACTCATTACTAGTTTACTTTTGCTTTAGTTGTTATTACAACTGCAATAACAGTTATCCGGGATATATAGACTGGTAAAAATAAAATCACCACAATGCTGACAAGTTACAGCTTGTAATTGAGTTCTTATACACCAAAGTGCCCAATGATTGGTTTCGTCATCTTCATCACAACTATAACCAAGATTATCCTTCAGAATTTTTGAAAGCTCTTTACGATTTTTTACCACTTGAGCCTGAAACTCGTCGAGAAATAGGAATCCGTTCATGTGATCCTGAATCTCATCGGGAAGGAGAAAGCGACTCATTATAACTTGCTTTTCAATAATCATATTATTATTATTCTCTTTATTTTCCATATCGAATGTAACCTAATTTTCTCTCTTAATTTTCCGACAAATCAATTTATTAGGCGGTATCTTAATATTGGACCCACCAATCACCTATTTTTAGAACTCTATTCCCTCTTCAACAACTTCAATATACAATGATATTAATTGAAAGTGAATTCATTTACATTAAAATTGAATTTTTAAAACGATACTTCGTGATAAATTAGGCATTATTATGAAATCTGAAGTGAAAAGCAATATCGATATGACTAATTCTGAAGTTCATCTATCATCAAGGTTACAGAAGGAGGAAGATACGATTGATGTTATGATAGAAGAAAAGATGAAGGAAATGAGAAATCAAATTGAAGAGCAATTCAAAGTTACAACAAACCAACAGTCTCAAATAATCAATATGAATACGATAATCTTTAGTATACAAAGTCAAATGGAAGATCAATCTAAACTCATATTTAATCATCAGTCTCAAATGGATGAAATGAAAAAGATAATGACAAATATGCTTCGAGATCAACATACAATGAAATGCGAAAAGGAAAGGATTTCAAGTCAACTACAAGAGCAAAGCAAAATTATTAGTTCGAATGAATATTGGATACAACGGTCAAATGATATAGAGAATCTAACTTCTAGAATGAATGATATAGTTTCAATCATTCAGGCTGAGAGAGAAAATACGAGAATAAAACTAAAAGAGCAATCTAAACTAATCTGTTTTCTACAAGAGAAAGAACAAGAGATACTCGAATCTGAAGTTGATATGGTTTTGAATAGTAAACTCTAAAGTTTGAAAATAATAAGTTATAATACAATAAAGTATTACAACTTCCGAATATGATTTTGAACTGTAAATAATATAAATTATTTAGTTTGATTTGAAATGTATTTAAAGCGATTATCGAGGAGCAAAAAAGTTACATTCGTAATCTATAATTACTAATATACTTTAAATTTGAAAGTTCATTCAGTTTTAAATTGAATATTAATGTATATGAAACATATAAATAAAAATGCCTTATGTTTACCTTGTTCAATGCTCTTATTTTAAAGAGGATGTATTCAAGATTGGAGGTTCTGAAAAGATTGAAAATGACAGACTAAAATCATACGGAAAAGGAACTAAAATTTTAGCGATGGTTGTTGTGACAGGTGATTTTCATCATGTTGAAAATCAGATTAAAGTTTCATTCAATTCTAAGTTTACATTGATTCATGGCAATGAATATTTTCAAGGAAACGAAGATGAAATCAAACTAGAATTTTTAAAAATAGTGTATAATCACCAAATGACTAATAGTCAAAAAATGACAGTTGTATCTAAAGTTGATACTGTAAAAGATACAGTGGTTGAATCTAAAGTTGAAGGAGATGATACTTTAAAACAATTTATAAATGATAAAATTCAAATTGTAAGAAATATTGATTATGAAAAATTAAACTGTTCAGATAAGCAACTGAATAGAACTAAAAAATGTGTATTATTAGAGTTGTATATAGACTATATTAAAAACAACTCTACAACTATCAATAAAATTAAAAAGACAGAATTTTATAATAAGATAAAAGAACAGTTTAAAATTGAGATGATGAAATCAAACGGAATACGATATTATCTCTGTAAGTATAAAATAGAAGAAGTCAAAAATGATATTGTTGTTGAATCCGAAGTTGATACTGTTGTAAATGAGACTGAAGTGAAAAGTTATATAAATGAAGTTGATATTCAAGGACAATTTGTTGATGAGAGAATCGAGATTATTTCCAAGGAAAACTATGAACAAACTCCTAAATTACAAAAATGCAACAAACGAATGAAAAAGGAAGCTTTGTATGGGCTATTTGTTTCATATGCAATAGAACAAGGAGTAAGGATTAAAATATCGAAGATTGATTTTCATAAAGGGCTTTCGAAACATAATATCGAGACCATCACTTGTCAAGGTTTTCCTTTTTACTTGTGTTCAGAAAAAGTATTCAAATCAGATCCTGAAGTTGTTACAATTGTAAATGATACTGAAGTTGAATCTGAAGTTGTTACAATTGTAAATGATACTGAAGTTGTTACAATTGTAAATGATACTGAAGTTGTTACAATTGTAAATGATACTGAAGTTGAATATGAAGTTGATACAATTGTAAATGATACTGAAGTTGATACAACTGAGTCTCTTATGAAATTGGCAAAAACAGAACTACAAGAGAGATGTAAAAAAGCAGGATTCTGTTCTTCTGGAATAAAGAATGATTTGGTTAAATATTTAACCAATATTTCTAAAGTCGATACTGTAAACAATATTGTGATTGAATCTAAAACAGTTATTCCTATAAACGATATTGTTGTTGAATGTAAAACTGATTCTACTGTAAAAGAAACTGTAGTTGATATTGTTGTTGAATCAGAAGTTGATATTGTTGCTGAATCAGAAGTTGATATTGTTGCTGAATCAGAAGTTGATATTGTTATTGAATTTGAAAAACGAGATGAAAATGTCATATTACAAAGAGGCAGACATAGAGTAATTCCAAATCTACAAGGTGAAACTGATATTGCTCGAGAACAAAGACTTAATCGTGTTTATGTTCAAAAATTTAGAAACAAGATTCGAACTGAAAGGGGTCTCCCTCCACCTAAAAAATATGATAAAACCATGATTTGTGGCGAATCTGAAATTGACCGAGAAAAAAGACTCAATAGGGAGAGGGTAAATAGATTTCGTGAGAGTAAAAAAGCTATACATAATAACAGTAAATCAATAAATGACACTGTTGTTGAATCTAAAGTTGATACGATTGTAAAAGATTATGTTGTTGAATCTAAAGCTGTTTCTATAAAAGAAACTGTTGTTCAATCTAAAGTTATTCCTACAAAACAGTTCATTTATCAAAACAAAGAAATAGTTGAAGTTCAACTAGGTAAATTAGTACATAGCAAATATATCAGAGAAAGAAATGGGATGATTTATAAGAGAAATACAAGAGTTGTTCATTATAGTGAACCAACTTTATCTTATCATCCAACAGCTTGTGTCCAAGCTCATATAACAGAAGAACAAATGCATGAATACAATACTGAACATAATCTTACTGCTAAATACGATGGAGATACTAATAGTATCTGTATATTCTGCTTACAACTATGTGTAGGAAGAGGCTATTCTAACAGATACGAAATGATACAAGGTTGTTATAAAGGTAATGAGGATGACATTCGAGTATTATATGCTTGTGATAAATGTGCTCATTGGGATAATGATAGATTATTTAACGAAAGACAGTTATTGAAGATGCCTGATGGTAAAGAATTTATTATTGATTGTATTCATAGGGTAAATGATTAAATTTGAGTTGTAATACAATTTGTATTAAAACTTTATAAATTGAACTGATTTCAGTATCAAACATTGATTTTTTATCCGATATGTTATCATTATGTTCAAGTGGAAATTAAATTGATAATTTAAAATTAATGTAATTTTAAATTAGATAATGAATTGTGATTACAAAATTAAAATAGATTATGATTATGATTCCGAATCTGATTCCGAATCAGAATTTGGAGATTCAGATAGACGAGAATTTTTGTTTCGAGGTATTTCATTTGATATTTCTTGTATTTCTTGTCATAAAGATATTCGAGAAATTATGAATCAGTTCGAATATATTAAAAAAGTTAATAATGTTAATCGAACTATTTCTGAAAGAGAAATTATGAATCAGTTCGAATATATTAAAAAAGTTAATAATGTTAATCGAACTATTGGAAGAGGGGGGTACTTCTTTTTTGAAGCTCTTTGTAATAAAAATTTAACTTTACAAGAACTAAAGGAGTTTGTTGAAAAATTAAAAAGAGATGGTTTCAGTTCAAAATCAAATGTAAATGTAGTTTTTATAAAAACTGAAAATAAAACTGAAAATAAAAATAAAACTGAAAATATATATATTCATAAAATAAGTTTCAAAACTTGTAAAAATGTTGAAATTATAAAACATATACATATACATAAATATGAATCTACTTTACATAAATATGAATCTACTTATAGTTCGCATGTGATATATGAAGATAAGTCGGGGACTAAGGTTGAAGAGACTATTAATCATAACATACAAAAATGTAATAGTTGTGGGGGAATAGGAGTCGGACTTGTAAGCGAAAACGGATTTTGTGAACATTGTAATAGAACAAAAAAATTATACTCTTGTTCACTTTGTAATAGAAAGTTTTCTACAAATAGTGGAAAAGATACACACTTTAAAATGAAACACGAAAAACAGTCCCAATTTTCTCAGGTAGAAGAAGCTTTGCAAGCTCATCTTTCAATCCCCGATATCGAAGACCCAATGTATCATATAGATACTTCAGGTCTTTGTCAGCCTAGAACCGTAGAACCACTTACTAAATATTTAATTACCTTATTTGTTGTAAATTATTGGAGGATTAAAACTTGGTTAGTAATTGAATTTGATATGGTGAGTATTATCCAGAAATTATGTTTAAAATACATTGGTTCATGTCAATGAATATATTCAAGGTAACATAGGGTAAATGATTGAATTCGAGTTATAATACTATTAGTATTACAACTAGATTTAACCTTGGAAAAAATTGAATTTACAGAAAATATAATGAGTATAATTAGTATACATCTTATGGCTTCCACAGTATCAAATATTAATATGACTATGAATACTACTCGGTGGGTAGGCGGAAAACGAGCTCAAGAGGAATTTTCACGATTATGCAACGAATGGAAAAGCAGACCCATGTTTGATCAGATTGATGGTAAACCGAATATTATAGGCGATAATGTTCGTAGAAATAGATACAATGACAGGGTTGTATTTTTCTGCACTACGGAAACAATGTCAGCAAGTTTGGTAAAAGAAGGGACTACAAGCGACCCAATGTTTAGTGTAGAATCATTAGACTTAATTTTGAATGTTATCAAGGGTGATAATTATAGACTAATTAGATTTTATACTACAACTGGTATCCTTATATTGAGAGATTGTCGTCAAGGTAATGTTAGTAATGTATTTTTTGAGAAAGAATACAGGTGCAATTTTGGACAACCTTGTATTTTGGGTATCGACGATTTTACAGAAGAATTCAAAACTTCTCAATTATCTATCGAGAAGCAGTTGGAAATAATGGTTGAGATGAATAACAAGAAACATATGGAAACCTGTGGATTTAACTCACGAATATCTCGACTGGAAAACAATATACCATCTATTTTATCAAGAATGCGACGGCAAATGGAGAGTCAAGAATGTCAGCTGAACAAGATGCAGAGAATAATCGCAAGTATGCAATCGGACCAAGAAATAATGATGAAGAAGCAGAAGAACTGGAATAAAAGTTACTTTTATGTAGTCTTACTTTTAATAGGAGGTTTGTATATTTCTAAGAGATAGATATAAGTAAGAGAATTAATAATAAAGTTATAATACTATAAGTATTACAACTAGATTTACCGTTGAAAAAATTGAATTTACAGAAGGTAGAAGGAGTATAATTAGTGTACATCTTATGGCTTCCGCAGTATCAAATATCAATATGACTATGAATACTACACAATGTGTAGTACATTGGGATGGAGCCCAATACAAGTATGAAGAAACCATAAGTAAATTATATGGTGAAAATTCAGCAATTCGATTTCAACCAGCAGTATTTTTCTATACTGTTGAAAAATATCTTATTGGTAATGGTGGAAAATATGGATATCAACCGTCTGATTCAACTTGGCATAAAACACCAATATGGGAAGATTCACCAGGCTTGAATGGTAGAGAATATATTGAACATCTGATTGCAACTACTGGTGACTGGGAATTTGAATATCAATTACAAAAATTCTATACAAGCACTGGTATTTTTGTATGTAGAGAATTTCGTCATAAAAATAAAAGTCTAATATCTTTTGAGGCTCAATACAGGTGTAATTTTCGACAACCTTGTATTTTGGATATCGATGATTTCATCATCATCAGAGGTTTCATCTTCATCAGATATGTTGGCTTAGGATTATCTATCGAAGAACAGTTAGAAACGATGGTTAATATGAATAGTAGAAAACATATGGAAAACGTGGTTAGAATGCAACAGCGAATGGAGAAACAAGAAATTCAATTGGACAAGATGAAGACAATAATCTCTGATATACAATTAGACAGAGAAATGATGAAGAAGCAGATTCAACAGATGAAGTGGAAGCTGGATATAACTTACTTTTATGTAGTCTTACTTTTCATAGGTGTTTTGTATATTTTGTAAGTGGATATGAGTAAGAGAATTAATAATAAAGTTATAATACTATAAGTATTACAACTAGATTTAACCTGTAAAAAATTGAATTTACAAAAGATATAATGAGTATAATTAGTGTATATCATATGGCTTCCACAGTATCAAATATCAATATGACTATGAATACTACTCGGTGTGTAGTAGATGATAGAGAAGAAATATCAGATTTGAGTGAGGTTACTTTTCTCCCTCGATTTCAAAGAACTCAAGTATCAGAAAAAAAGGTCATCGAAATTGAACTCTCTGATGAAGATGAAATTGATGAGGTGATTATTCTTAATCAGAGATCGAGACCTCGGTGTCAATGGACTTTACCTTTATCGGTAGACGATTATTCAGACGATGACGAAATTGATGAGGTTATTCTTCCTGAGAAACCTAGAACTCGTCAAGTATCGGAAAATATACCAGATTATTCGAGCGACGATGTTGAAGAAAACATATTAGATTCGAATGAAGATGATAGTGCTTCATTTTCAACGGTGAATTATACGAAAAGCACAATTTTTGTTAGAGGAGATAGTAAAGAAAAGTTGTTGAACTGGATAGATGGTATTGAGAGAAGAGTTGCTATGATTCTTTCTGCTGAATAAATATCAACAGTATTTCAGTTTAATTTATTCGTATTTTAAAAAAGTTAATAAAGTTCTAATATCATATGATATTACGACTTGATAGTTTAAACAACTTCGACTGGAATGTGTGTGTAACCTTTATCTTTTGAATATTGAAAACGGTGATATCCATTCGTTATCATTCTATTTGCATTAATATGAATAGGCTGAAGAAATACAGCACTCTTCATCACCTCTAGATTTTCTTGTTTAAGAGGATAACGATCAGGATTTTCTATTAAACTGTCTATAGGAAGAATATCGACATTAGGATATTTAATTGAATTATGCTTATAACACCGATTATATTTGAAACAAAGATCATCAAGTTCATAATTAGAAAACAGATCACCGTTTATCATTAATGGATTATTATTTTCTTGAACTTTTTTAAGATCCGTTTGAAGAATTGTATCATTATACTCATTTTTTGGAGTAAATATATGTATATCGTTTTTTTTATTATAAGTATAAGGAGAATATTCAAGACCACATTGTGAATCAATTAATAAAACGGTTTCACCATTTTCAATGTCATAAAAGCTTTTATTCCCTATTTTTTTACCTAGAAGTGATTGATCAATATCCTCGTAATTTGATTCTCCTTGGCCCTTGGATTCTCCTTGGCCATATATTTCATCGCAAGATCCTGGAACTTCTCTCATAGTATTATGATCCAGTTTTATCTTGCTACCTGCTATATACCATCCGTCTGGTGTTTTTTCAATATCATTTTCTAAATTTTCAAAGCAATATGTCTTATTTTGGTCATCATATTCGATTAGATAAACCATTTATTATATAATATAATTTATTTATCTAATAATACATTTCAAGGTGTTAATACAGAATCTCAAAAGTATATGTGAAATCAGATTGGATAATTTCTAATATTATAATCGTATTACAACTCAAATGGTAGGCTATTTGTTAATTCTTTAAAATGCTTTTAATAAATGATGAACGATAACAAACAAAATACCACCCCATAACGAATCTGCAATAGCAAACTTCAAGTCATAATTTTCGAGTAAAGCATGATTAGTAAAATCGTATACAGCATATATTGATATGCCGTAGAGAAATGCTTGTTTATAACTAGTTGTTTGCAATGCCATATAAGCTAAAACCAGATAGACAATAAAAGCACTAGCATAACGAAAATGAACAGGTTGTCCCTGTATTTTTTCTGTCATACGAATGGCATACTTGCCACCGGTGGATAACCAAATGAGGTCAACTAAAAAGATAATAACCGTAGTTTTTAAAATTAACGGTAGAGAAATTTCCATTTATTAACCTGTAACAAATTTAAATTTATTAGAAATTCGTGTATATTCTCGAGAATAAATTGAAAAATCTATATATACAGTCTTAAAATTATGGTGAATATGGCTAATATTGAAAGAAGTAATATAATTATGACTAAACTAAAGTCTGCAATCACTATAACTTTAGGCGATCAGGCTGAAAACCACAAAGGAATGCAAATAATCGGAAAGATGGCTGATTGTGGCTTCACGAACGAAGAACTCGAGAGAGCCAAGAATATTTTCGAACAAGAAGGATGTAGTTGTGAGTTTGTCGACTTGAAAGAGAGGTTGATCTCGACTTGGAAGAATGAGGATTTGATAGAGATTGAAGATGCTAGTGTTTTAATTGTTCGAGGTGCAGTTACCCATATTCTCTCGAAGGTAGGTTTTGATGCAGATTATATATTTGAGGAGCAGGCTAATCTGGATGTTGATAGAAAAGCATTTATGTATGGTCGAGTTGTTGAAAAGAGTGCTCGATATAATTTATGTTTTGATGATACTGAGCAAGAGCCTGATTATGAGAATAAGAAGGGTAGAATTATTCCGTATAATGATGTTCCTTTAACGAGATATGTAAGGCATATGCTTCCTGTGTATTTAGGTGAGAAGGCAAGGAATTTGGCGGGAGAAGGTAATTATTATTTCGACTCGAGTAAGTGTGGTATTGGTTGGCATGGTGATAGTGAGAGAAAGAGGGTTGTAGCAATGAGATTGGGAGCTAGTATTCCGCTTGCTTATCAGTGGCATTATCGTGGTAAGAGGATTGGTGATACGATAATGTTTGCTGATGTGAATCACGGTGATTTGTATGTGATGAGTGAGAAGGCAAGTGGATGGGATTGGAAGAGGAAGTTAAAGCCAACATTGAGACATGCAGCAGGTTGTGATAAGTTTTTGCAATTTAAGAAAGATGATTAGAATGAGTAGGTGAAAATAGGATAGTAAATAATAAAAATTTAAATTGGAAAACAATTTAAATTTGATAGTTTTAGCAATACTTCTGAAATTGTATTTCTCTTTAAGTGATAAATAGTTCTTTTTTATATTTCTGTATAATAAATGAGTTTTTCAATATCAAGTATTAATGATAGTATTAAAGGTTTTTTGCCTGAAACTAGAAGTCTGATTCCAAAGGCAAATAATGCATATACAATAGGATCAAGTTCTAATTTACAATATAATAGTATATTTGGTAATAATATATATTTAAGCAGTGCTCCTGTATCAACTTCTGATTTTAATAAAAAGAGGGATATTCAGCCTATTGGTGATGCATTATCTGTTATAATGCAATTGAAACCAAAGTCGTTTAAATTTAAAGATGGTTCATCAAATAGAACCCATACTGGATTTATAGCACAGGAATGTGAGGATCTTTTTTGTCAGAATTGGGCAGCATATGTAAGAAATGTTGATGATATTGGTTTACGGTATGAACAGTTTATATCCTTGAATACAAGGTCAATTCAGCAGTTGGCTAATCGACTTGTAAATGTGGAGGAGTTTTCTAAACAAGCATCCCAAAAGTTATCTACCGATTTTACGATGGTGGATACTATTAATGATAAGAAGAGTGAGTTGAATACAATTTATGATAGATTGAATGCAATTGAAAATAGTGGCGGAAATAGAGTGAATAATATTTTGTCTGAGGAATGTATATCTCGTGTAAATGAAGCATGTAATCTTATTAATAATGATAGATTGAATTCAATTGAAAGCAGTATTGGAAATACATTGAAAGTGAGTTTATCGGAAGAATGTATATCTCGTGTAAATGAAGTTCGTAATGTTGTTAATAATGATTTGAATACTATTTATAACAGGTTACAATTCATTGAAAACAATCTGAAAAATAGTTTGACTCAGGAATGTGTAACTCGTATAAACGATATGCATAATAATGTTATAAATGAGTTTGAAATGAAGTTGGAAAATAATATAAGACCTAGATTGACAGAAGAATGTAAAAATCGAGTGAATGATATGCATAATAATGTTATAAATGAGTTTGAAATGAAGTTGGAAAATAATGTAAAGCCTAGTTTGGTTGAAGAGTTAAAAAATCAAGTGAATGATATGCATGGAAGGGTGATGAGTGATGTTGATAATAAGATTGAAAATGAGCGAAAATTAAAGGAAGAGAAATCAAGGGAGATAGAGTCTATTATAAATAATTTCCAGATAAAGTTCAATGAACAGATATGTGATTTGGTAGATAAGGTGAATATTTTGATATTGAAATGTAATGAGCTTGAAAATGTTAGTGTTAAAAGTCATATGGAAACAAAGGGAGAAGATGAAATAGTTAATAGTCCGCTTCAAGATCAGATGGTAAATTTGGTAGATAAGGTTAATTTTTTGATATCTAAATGTGATGATATTGAAACTTTTAAGGAAAGATATGGTGATAGTTTGAAGGAGCATTCGGAGGAGATTGAATTACTTTTAAATTTCGAGAGAACATTTCGACAGGAGATGGTTGATTTGGTTTCCAAAGTTGAATTATTAGCAAATACACTTGAGAGTTTTAAGGTTTCAAATGATCTTTCAAATGAGCAAGAAATTGTATTAATGAACGGTTTGTTGGATAAGGTGAATTTATTATCAGGTGATATAAATAGTATAAGGGAGAAACAAGACGATAGTTTACGAGAGCAATCCGAATTAAATTTGTTGAACAGTAGTTTTGATCAGTCGTTTCGTCAGCAGATGATTGAGTTGATGGAGAAGGTTAATTTGTTAGCAACTGATTTAGAAGTAATTAAGGAAGCAGTATCAAAAAGTTCTAATGAGCAAAAATCGGAAGAATTGGAGTTGATAAGCAAGTTAATAGATAAGATTAATATGTTATCAATTGAACTTCAAACAATAAGGGAAACTCAATCTACGAATTTACAGGAGCATAAAGTTGATGAATTGGATTTGATTAATGGTTTGATGGAGAAAGTAAATTTATTGACTGTTGATTTGGAGTCTTTTAGAGAGAATGTGAAACAGAGTTCTCTGGAATCATCTGGTGTATTAAGTGAGTCTAGTGTAAATTTTGAGAGTAAGTTTAGAGAGCAGATGTTGGATTTGATAGAGAAGGTGAATTCTTTGGTATTGAGATGTAATGATCTTGATGTGAAGTTGAATAATATACCAAAACCAGAAAAAAATAAGATAGAATTTGAGGATTCTGATTCTTGTGGATCTAGTATGATGGAAACTATCCAGGAGAGATTGTATAAGGCTGAGCAATTGATAGGTAAACAACAGAAGATGATAACCAAGTTGACAGGAGCTGTAAATGGTTTGTTAAGGTCTAATGATACTGCAACTAGTAAATAAGTAAAATAAGTAAAATAAGTAAAATAAGTAAAATAAGTAAAATAAGTAAAATAAGTATAATTTTAAGTTGTTATTCAGTTTGAATTTTGAATAATAACTAATTAAGTTTAAACAGCAGAGTCTACATTGGATCTCTTCTTCTTTTTCGCAATCCTGAGTACAGGTTCTTCCTTTTCTTCTTCTGAATCGTCTTCTGATACAGCAAGTTTAGCTAGATCGATGGATTGATTTGATTTAGCTAGATCAAGCATTTTTTGAAATTTAGCAAGTTTAACTCTTTCTTTTTCCCTTACTTTAGCTTCTCTTTGATCTCTAACACTTTTCAAGCATGATTCAAAGTCGTATGACTTAATGAAAATCAGGAGTGAAATAAATAGTGCTATAGCTTGTTGAACGACACTAACAAGTGTCATATTTTGATTGGTCATGAGCCATTCTGTTATTGTTGTAGAATTCATTTATATATACGAAATAAATTAATTTATTTCTTTTATTGCTATTTAAAGACAATATATTTTGACTTTAAAATGATTTAGATTAATACTATAATTAAAAAATTAGATTGAATATGAGTTTAGAAATGAATGAAAATAATCGATATGAAATTGAAGGATTCTCGTATTTTAATGATTCAAAGGAATTTAAGTATGATAATGATGGAGATATTCGTATTTCTACTGATTGTTCTACTTGGTCAAAAGTCTTATTGAATAATATGAAATTGGATGATTATTTATATTCCGAGTCTCTCGTTCCCCTTGATTTCTTAGCATTTCCGACATTTGAAAATAATAAGAAGAGAATAAAAAAACGGAAGGAATCAGTTGGAAATTATATTGAGAATTGTGAATTTTGCGATGAGTATTTGGAAAAGTCGTATCGATTCGAGGATAAGATCGTATGTTTCGGGTGCATGTATTATATAAATTTGGAAAGGTGTATTGAATGCGATCAACCTAATATCCAATGTTGTAACTTTATGAACTGTTCACCAGAAAACAGAAAAATCATAAGGTTGAATTGGACTAATTCGGTGAATTATTATACAGAACATAGCTACTGTGAAAAATGTTATTGTCCAAGATATTATCAGGATATGTATGATCATTATTATGGATATGAATTGGAAGATGATAATTGTACAATTTGTGGTTCTGAGTCAGGACATGGTATATGTAGTACTTGTAGAATGCACGAATTCTGATGATAATTTTATATTGATAATCAGTATAAAATTATATGTATATTTTGTGTTTTAATTATCTCTTCTTTCATTTGTGATTAGTTAAACCGTAGAATTTAATCTTTTAATTTGGTCTACGACCAGTAGTTTATATATAATATATATCGCTAATTTCCTGTTAAATTCAATAGGATCATACCAGAATGTATCTTTTTTAGTTGTAATACAGTTTGAATCAAATACTTTCTTTTCCCACGGTATTTCAAAGTTGCAGTTGATTGCTATAGAATGTATATTTTTTGCTGAGTATATTTTTTTATTTTGTCTCTCAATTTTAGATACTTGTCTCTTTTGTAAATTACAATGATTGCAAAGAGCTTGAAAATCTGTTATTTTTTGTGTTTCTGATTTATTGACTCGACTATCATTATATAAATCATTCTTATGATCACATACAATATCTGAAAATGAACCACATAAAACACAGTTTGATTTTATGATTGCTTTTTTTATTTCATTTCGAATTGGTCTTCTGTTATCCAATTTTGTTTTTTTAGAATGAACGAAAATTCCGATGATTCCAGAATTCTGTTTATGAATATAAGTATGTCTAAATTCGTTTAGAATTTCAATTGGTATGTGTTCATTTTGTTCTGTTGAATATAATTTTGTATCTTTTTTTCTAATGACCGAATAATTATATTTTCCTCCTGCCCATCGGGCACCAATTCCGTTATTACCCCAATCTAAAATAGTGGAACATAGTTTATTTCTAGAAATGATTTTAGTATAATTTTCTGATAATTCTATTATTAGTTTATCTTTTTCTGTCAATGATTGCATATTTAAGTTATTCTAATAAAGATGGTTTAAATTCAATTTTAAATTGAATTTAAAGTAGTTACTTTTGTTTTTAATAAATGGATTACAGTCTCTTCTCAAAGCAGAAACTTATTGATTTATGCAAACAAATAAAAATAAAGTATTCTGGTAAAAACAAGCCAGAACTCATTCAATTACTAAAGGAAAAAGATGATTCTACAACAATTGTAGAAACTAAATTTATTAAAATTGACAAGGGTAAACAAGAGGTTAATCAGGATGGTAAACAAGAGAGTAAACAAGAGGTTAATCAGGAGGGTAAACAAGAGGTTAATCAGGAGGGTAAACAAGAGGTTAATCAGGATGGTAAACAAGAGAGTAAACGAGAGAGTAAAATGAATATAAAGAATATTGATGGTCTTTTATTTCTAAAACAAGTTGAAAATGATACGGTCGACTTAATTCTAACCGATCCTCCATATATCATATCAAAAGATACCGGAATGGATTCTCATTTCAATATGATTGAAAATAATAAGAAGAATGGAATCGAATTTATAAAGACAGAAGAAGAATGGGAAGACTACAAGGCTAAGAATGACATATCTGATGATAAGAAAGATAACTTCCTAAGATATGGAACCATTTATGGTAAGAAATACGGTAAAAAAACTAATTACGGTGATTGGGATAATGAGTTTACTCTTGAATTGTTAGAAAAATATATTAAATTGTTTTATTCTAAACTGAAAAAGGGAGGAACTTTAATCATATTCTTTGATATATGGAAAATTACAGACCTTAAGAATTTACTTGATAAATATAAGTTCAAACAGATTCGATTTATTGAATGGATAAAGACTAATCCTCAGCCTATAAACAGTTCGGTTAATTATTTATCAAATGCAAGGGAAATTGCCCTTTTAGCTGTAAAAAATGGAAAGCCTACATTCAATAGTAAGTATGATAATGGTATATATTCTTATCCGTTACAAGGAGGAAAAAATAGGTTTCATCCAACTCAAAAGAATTTGAAGTTGTTTGAAGAGTTGATTTTAAAGCATTCAAATAAAGGAGATTTAGTTATCGATACTTTCTTAGGTTCTGGAACAACTGCAATAGCCTGTAAAAATACAGGAAGAAACTTTAGTGGAACAGAAATATCGGAAGAATATTATAATCGGATACTGACTTTACTATAGTTAAATTTTATATTGGTATTCAATATAAAATCTATTAATTCATTTACTGGATAGGAATTGAGACACTACCGGAATACATAATATTATCACATACTAACAAGGGAGTTGATACTATTTTTTCTCTTAATTCTTGACATAATACAATGACATTATATGATATGTAGACTCTTTCTTGATCATCCACATAGACTCGAATCTTGTTATCGTGATAGAATGAATTACAAGAAACTACCCTATTCAAACTAGAAAATGTATTTTGTCCCATTATCAATTCAGAATACATACTGATATCGATATGAGTGACGATATCACCATCCACCTTTTTCAATTCGATATCGAAGAATCGTTGTCCTTTACTGTTAGTCTCTAAAACACCAAGGTCATTGATAATAAATGACAAATATAAAGTATAGCATACAGCTTGGCTTGAAGTTTCCACTAATTTATCAACTGCTTTTAAGAATGTATGTCCATAAATATAAACAATATTTATTCCTTGTAACAAACTGTCTAATGAAACGATCTCGGTCATTTATTATTAAAACCAATGTTCTTTAAATTGAACTGAAATTGAATTTAAATATTTTAGAAAATATTGGTTAGGATAATGGAGTATAAATCTAATAATATTGTTATGATTAATATAAGTATCGGAGATATTCCTGAATGGCAACAGGATTCTCAGTTCTTCGATAACTTGATCGATGGTAGTGATTTGGACGATGTCTTTACTATAAGTTCCAACTTCATTAGAAACGATGTTGTTGTTACAAATATTGAAGAATTTGAACAGGTTTACAATATAGGAGTTTATTTTATGATAAAAAATATACCCTACAGTTTACTTGATTTCTTATTGATTTTCAAAGATGATGATAAGTATCAAGAACTGAGGGGGAGATATTACGAACTTATGAGTGATTGGTGGGATGTTTTTGATATAGTGTATTACAATCAAGAAAAAGAAAATAGGGAATCATCTTCTCTCTTCTTTGCACAACAAGGGAATATAAAGATAATTGAATACTACAGCAAAAGGGATATTCCAATCTCATTTTTTCATTGTATCGAGTCAACCAGTAGTAATCAGAAATGTTTGGAATATTGTCTTAAAAATAGTAGTTGCACATTTGCTGATAAAGACGACGAAGATGTGTTTTATGCACATTGTTTCGAAAATGCAATAAGTAAAAATAATTTAGATTGTATTCAATATCTTTTTAAGATCAGACCTAATCTTATTAACTATGAGAATGCTGATGAATTTTGCCATAAGGCAGCCGAAAAAGGAAATCTTTTAAGCCTTATATTCTTACACGAGAATGGATTTCCTTGGGATAGTTATACTACAACCGTTCTTTCTCAAAATGTTTCGATAGAATGTCTAGAATATGCTATGGTAAATGGTTGTCCTTATAATGTTGAATTATTATATGTTGCTAGTCCTGCTTGTTATAAATATGTCGTTGAAAATTATCCTGAAGATTTTGGAAGCGGTGGTGAAAGTGACAGTGACAGTGATAATTATACAAGACCATACGATGAACGACCATATTGATGAATCAAATTATGTGTTATATTTTATATTGAACTTCAATATAAAATTTAAGAGTTTACCATCTTTTTCTTCTATCATTCTTCTGATGATGTTCCATAATTCCTATTCTTGTTTCTGAAATTCCAGATTCAAAAGAGTCGTATATCAATCTGATTTGTTTACTATCTTCAGCTTCTGGTTCTCTTGAATCAGGATTGGTAAGTAGATACGGTCTAAACATTATTGATTCTCCCTTTGCTGTTTGCATATATGCATATCGTAGGTCGTATTTCCTATTTTTCTCTATTCTCTTTTTTTCAAAATATCGTGCTCCATTAATATTGTCACCAAGAATCCAATTAAACGATATAAAATCTGCAATAAAATTATTGATTTCTAATTCTGATTCCTCTTGATCTCCGTTATCACTGTGATCTATATCTCCAATCTCAATCTCAATATCATGATCTGTGTCAAAATTATATTCATTCACAATTCTAATTCCCAACGGATTTTCTGTCCAGAACTTATTTTTACGAGACAAGAGATAAGAAATCCTTAAAGTCGTTTCATTTCCAAACCGAATCATATCGAAATTTCTGTTTTCCTTCTCATCGTCTGGAAAATATTCACTGATATTATCTTCTCCAAGAATCACTGGTTCACGAAACTTATAAGTTAATTCTTTACCGTAATAAGCACCTTTATATATCATCGTTTTCTTATTTAGCCAGTTTTCATAGTCAGCTTTTTTTGGGTTAATATTAAACTTAGATTTCATCATAACAACACCATTATCGTCATCAAATCCGTTTCCATCAGTAGGGAACCATAAACCTTTAGTATTCATACCAGTAACTGTTACATCGCTGTATACATCTGCTTTCAAATGTTCTCCAGTTGAACGATAAAATGCTTGTTTGATAGTTTTGCCCTCCTTATTTGTATAGATAACTTTTAGAAAATCTCGATTACCATTGGTCAACGGTCTAATTTCTCCGTTTTTTACAACTTGTATAACTATAAGTTCTTCGTTAGTATCAAATATGTAATAAGATACAGCTTCGTAATTTTCTATTTTTTTCTCTTCGTTCATTTATATATATTGAATATTATAATATTCAATATATATAATTTTAGATTATATAAATTTATATCTTTTTTACAATATAAATTTGAATTGGAATATATAAAGTATTTATAAATATATTATTTTTTTCTTGGTCTTTTATGTGTTATAATTTTTGGTTCATCATATATTTTGACACAACCTTTTTTTGCAGGATTTTCATTATAAAAACTTTTTACTAAATTAATTCTTGGATCTGTATATTGATACATATTAAGGAAATCAACATAATTTTCAATATGAGCTGAACCTGTAAATATAATTATATTTCTACTTTCATCAGGCATTTCTGGATTTGTCATTTTCCTTGGATTGTATTTTTTAAAAATCCTTGATAAACAATAAATATCAGTTTGTAATGAATTCAAAAAAGTAAAAAAATTAAAAAGAGATATTATCTCATTATATGAAAAAGTTTGATTTGTTTTAGGTGCAAAATCATTCCTCTCTTTACTTTCTCTTAAAACATATTCTCTATCTATAATTTGAGATTTACATTCGTTACTTTCACCTTCAACTTTAGGTTTACCTTCAATTTCAAGTGTATCACTTTCATTATCACTTTCATTATCACTTTCATTATCACTTTCATTATCACTTTCATTATCACTTTCACCGTCTTCATTTTGAACCATATCACAATTGATAATTAATTTTAGAAGTACAGTATTTATATTACTATATTGTTCAACATACTGTTTGAATTTAAACCGTGCAAACTCAATAATCTTTTCTTTAACATATGTTCTCTTATACAGTTGTTTACAAAAAACTTCGTCAGTTTTAAGTATTTCCATATAATTTTCAAACGATAATTCGTCTAAAACTATCATTTTTATTAAAATATAAAAAGAAGAAGTCCAATTGAGTTTATCTATTAATTTTTCGAGAAGAAAATTATTGAAAGTATCAGTAGCTATATTTTCACGATCGTAAGTATTACTACCACTTAAATAAGCCTGTGTAAATGCTGGTTCTAATTGTTCCAAAATTACATTAAAAACACTAAAATAAAAACTATCAGTAAACTCTGTCAAACCAAATGGATGTCGAATATCAATATTATGTATCCTCATAATTTTACAATTATTATCACTACCCCTTGTTTCCGGTTGTAAACAGTTTATAAAAGTGTTTATTAATGAGGTTGCAGTTGAAGAAGAAGTTCTAATATTTATATCCTGTACTATCTGATTTTCATATTTATCATATGTATTTAAAAAATCTGTAGTTGCTTTTCCTTCTTCTTTTTCATCAAGTGTTTTCCATATTTTATCGGTTCGATTATAATTGTCTATAAAATATTTTCCTTCCTTATTTTTTCTTATAAAATTAGTTTCTAAATACAGATCAAAAAAAGAAGGGGAAAATTTAGATAATTTTTGAATATAATTTGTAAAAGGTTCAAATTCACTCTCAATATTAGATTCTCGACAATGCATTTCATGATTTTCATGATATTCACCAAATAGATAAAATGTTTTTAATTCACCTTCCTTTTCTAATGCTAGTGGTGATTTCATTAAAAATCTATAACATAAATATGGACCTTGGACATACATTGGTGTATATGTGCTTGGTTTGTGTTGTAAATAATTATCAATAAGTTTTTTTAATACTGAATTATCAATCGTATTTTTAATTTCTTCAATTTTGCTTTCATCTAAGCCTCGAAAATGATTAGCATTATATGTTTTTTTAAAGATATCTATTTTTGATTGAATTTCAATATCTCCAATAGCTACTTTCGATTCAATATCGACTATTTTTCTCTTTTCCATTTATTATAAATAAATATTATTATAATTTATATTCAGTTCATTTGTACCTCCTAATATGATACTTTCTATGAATAATGTAATAAGTTGTCTTGTAAATTGAATTCAAATTTATATTGTAAAAGATGTAAATATTACAAAGAACAATATTTAATAGCATACCATAGATTTATACCACTGTATTCACAAGTAATATGAAATAGGAATCCTGATATAAAATAAAGCTGAAGTTCAGGCAAAGATGGTACTAAATTAACTTCCTTTTTTTCTTTATAAATCAAAGGCATAATAAACTTCTTGGTAAATTGAACTGACACGATTAAGAATAGACCGACGACTATAGACTCTATTAATACCGATAGAAAAGGCTTCTTTTGTCATTTATTATTATATTTATTATAATAAATGATCGAATCAATTACTATATTGAATGATTTTTCAAAATCTAAAGATTCACTCTGTCTTCAAGTCAAAAAGAATACCAAAAGTAAGATCAAATTATTTTATCAAAAGTTAAAAATAACTATTTCTAAAACTAAACCAGCTATTAAGTTTTTAAAAATATATATTAATTCTAATTCGATTTTCAAACTGATATTGGATATTTTTATAATATATAACTTTTCTAATTGCGGTGTAATATATATAACATAGACAAATTACTCTAATAATTAAACTGAAACAGTATGCATAAATTTAAATGGTATTACAATTTAAATTTAATATAATTTATTAAAAACTTTTACATATTATTATATTCACAACAATTGTAAACATCTGTCGTTTGAAATATATACCTAATAAATATATACTATTTTTCCAAAACTGTTATGGTATATAATATCGTCAGCCTTTGGGACTTGTTTATTTAATTTTGTTTCAATTGAACTTACTTCATCCTCAAGATCTTCAACTTCTTCAGATTCAAGATCAACCGATTCAAGTTCATCTTCAACTCTATGGTCAAGATCATCTTCAACTTCAGTATCAAGATAATCTTCAACTTCTGGTTCAACTTCAGTCTCAAGATCAACTTCTTGTTCAACTTCACACTCAACTTTATTGCGAACTACATTATATTTTTGTTTACAAAGGTAATAACTATATTCATCTATTGTTACTAATTCCAAATTATATTTTTCAATATAATCATAAAAAACAGTCTTATTTACATTGCTTTTAACCCCAATTTTGTTAATGTAGTCAATAAAAATACCAAACATTATGCTTATCTTAATTCGTTTCTTATGCTTTTCTAACGGTGACACAAGATCATATTCCTCCTTTGTAATTCTATCAATTTTCTCATCCATAAAACGATTCAAAATAGAATTGAGTTCAGTATCGTTTAAAGATGTATTCTCCTTATTCTCCTTATTATCAATCGTAGTATCAACTTTAATCCTTCTATTTTGAATACATTTTAAAGTCGTTTCAGTATGCTTTTTTAGTCTATATCTTGTAGCAAATGTTTTATAACAATATTTACATTTAAATTGGTTTGCAATATCTTTATTATATTCTAATTTTTTATACTGATCTTCCATATCATTCATTGATAATTCATAATTATATATAATTTTCAAGAATTCAATCTTCATTTCATTTCGATCTCCCTGAAAATGTTCTTTTCCGTTGACTAATGTGAATTTAGAATTGAATGAATTTTTAATTTGTTTTTCAACTGCAAGATAATTACCGTTAATAACAATCATTGCTAAAATTTCAGTTCCTTTTCCATATGATTTTAAAATGTAATTATCCATATTTTCAGAACATCCAATCTTATAAACATCATCCTTAAAGTGAGGTGGATGTAGAAGATAAACATAAGGCATTTTTTTGTATGATATTATAGATTGATATTAGTTATAAATGAGTTTAAAATAATAAAGTTAATTAAACTGGTTTTCAATCCAAAATATTAAATAATTGAATAATTTTATATTGTTTCAATATAAAATTTCGTGAGTTGTACTTTGTATTTGAACTCATTTGAATAATTATAAGACTCTCCTATCATATAATTTATAATTGAAATAATCTTTCATCTTATAATAAATGAAAAATATATATAAATTTGCAATAGCTTTAGTACTGATTTCTATATTTATTTTGATACTGAACCAAAGCATCTTTTCTGCAAATAAAACTCCAGAACCATTTAATCCGCCTACAATTTTACAATCATTTGATCAGCCTAAAATTTTAGAATCATTTGATCCAGTTGATCCGAACCCAAACAGAATTTTACTTATTAATGATAGCTTAAATTTAAGCTCGTTTAAAACAACTACCAATTCTTTATTATTAGTTGATGGTAGTGGTCAGTTGAAAAACCTTTCTTTACCAATTGGAATGGTTATACCTTGGACTGGCACTGGTGCACTTCCAATTGGCTGGTCTGAATGTGATGGAATTACATATAATAATGTTAAGACTCCAAACTTAATAAATCGTTTTATACTCTCTAAAAGTGCTTCTAGAGATATTGGTGTAACAGGCGGTGAAGAAACAGTTACTTTAAAATCAGAAAATGTTCCAAAACATACACATAATTTTCAAGTAGCTACTTATAGTACAAGAATTCATGGTGGAGGTTGTGGTGGTGATAAATATAATATTAGCGGATCTAGTTCTCAACCATCAACTTCTACTGGTGGTGGTCAAGCTCATAATAATATGCCACCCTTTTATGTGCTAAGATATATATGTTATACCGGTATACAAGCAACCAATACAGGAACTCCATCAGGAAAAAATATTGTTACGGTAGATGACAATGGAAATAGTAGCTTATGTAAAACTAGTAATAATTCGTTATTGATGACTGATATGTCAGGAAATGTAAATAACTTATCTTTTTTACCAGGAATGATTATGATGTGGCAAGATTCGGCAAATATTCCTAGCGGTTGGGCAATGTGCGATGGTACACTTATTAACGGCTTCCAAACACCTGACCTTAAATTCCGATTTGTTCTTGGTAAATCAGCTAGCAAAACAATTGGTACTATTGGTGGCGAAGAAAAAGTTAAATTAACTACTGCTCAAATACCAGCACATAGTCATAATCTCGAACAAAATAATATAGGTTCAAATTGCTTTAGGGATAGTAGTTACTGTTTTTCAGATAATGGTGAGTATGTTGTATATAATAGTCGTAATACTCAAGTAGTATCAAATAATGGAACTGGTGGTGATACTTCCCATAACAATATGCCACCATACTATGTTTTATGTTATATCTGTTATGTTGGAATTGTAGGTGATCCAGGAACTCCATCTCAAAACAAAATTATGTTAACAAATAATTTTGGTGAATTAAGCACATATGTAATTAAAAAAGATTCTTTATTATTGACTGATGGTTCAGGTATAATTAAAAGCTTATCCTTTAAAAAAGGTATAATTACAGCTTGGTATAATTTTGGAATTACTGGATTACCTTCAGGATGGTCTTTATGTGATGGTAATAAATATCCAGCCATAGATGGTTACCAAACACCAGATTTGAGAGGAAAATTTATTTTAGGTTACGATAAGGATAAAGAAGTTATAGGACCATCCGACAAAGGACAAGAGCAGGTTACACTTCAACTAACAAATGTTCCTTATCATAATCATAATATATCTCTTCTTGATTATGGAGGTTCTTGTTTTGCATACGGAAGTGGAGCGAATAATCAGCTTACGAGGCAAACAGCAAATTCAGATGGTAGTAATCTTTCTAAGGCAGATGGTACTGTTGCTCCTCACGAAAATATGCCACCATACTTTGTATTATGTTACATATGTTATACAGGAGACAATTTATAGTGATAAAGCAATTTAATCTTGAACTATAAATCATTAATATTAAAATTGTATTATCGAGTAAATTATCGGTCATTTATTTATCAAACTAAACCAACTCCAGTATAGCAGATATAGCATAGTACATAATAGGGTGGCATATTATTATGAGGTTGATCACCACCTGTAGAACCATTCCATTTATAACCACCAGTAATGTATGATGGGGAAGCTCCTCCACCACATTGAGTACCTGAGCATCCTGATCCACCAACTGTATCATGAGAATGACTCGGCATTTGGGCAGTAGTTAATGTAACTGTCTCAGCACCACCAGGTGTTTCGTTATTAACCCTATTTGTCAAGCCTGTGCCTTGACCGCTTCCTAATACAAATCGTCCTCGAAGATCAGGTGTTCCGCCTGAACCATCACATAGAGCCCATCCAGGAGATAGATCAGCATTTGTCGGATTAGTAGTTCCTGGATTATACCATATCATAATTAGACCTTTAGGAAACGGTAAACTTTTCAACATTCCATTCTCATCAGTTAACAATATAGATGATTTTTTAGTTGCATATGTACTCATATTGCCGTTAATATCAGTCAAGAGTAAATTATTCGAAGAAGAAGCCATAGTAAATGGTTCTGAATTTTTATTATTTTTCATCGTGAAAAATAAATAAATTGCTGCGCCAACAAATAATATAATTAATAAAATTCTAGTTTGTCTATCCATTTATCATAACAATTAAATTATTTATCATAAAATAATTTAATTTAAGCCAATCCAACTCCGGTATAGCAGATATAGAAGAGTACATAATAGGGTGGCATATTTTCGTGAGCTTGATCACTTCCTTCTTCAGCAGAAGTTGAATCAAATAATGCATTACTATCTTCTCCAGTACCAGATTGATTCTGTTCCCTACTATAATAAGCATTTCTATGAGTTACATTCCATCTCTTTTTATTTGCTTGACCAGAATCATCCCAATCATTTACTAGATGACTATGCTTGGCTAATTGTTCCTTAGTTAATGTAACTGTCTCAGCACCACCCTTTAGTCTTGGAATTCTAACAGTCAATCCATCACCTGCACCTGCACCAAGAGCAAATCTACCACTTAAATCAGGAACTGTTTTTGTAGCACCAGATATGTCAACATATGTAGATGCTCCATCACAGACTACCCATCCTGTTGGAATATCGGCAACAGACCCATTCCACATCATTATCATACCCTTTGGAAAAGGTAAGCTCTTCATACCCCCTGTATCGTCTGTCATTAGTAATGTCCCGTTTTTTGTTGCATATGTACTCATATTCCCGTTGATATCAGTCAAGAGAACTTTATTAGAAGATGTCGAGTAAGAATACCCTTCTGTTGATTTTTTTGGAGAAGGTTTAGTTAGAACCACGATTAAAACTATTAAACACAAGGATATAAAAATTATCAACAATATTTTTTTAATGTTTTCGTTCATTTATATTATTCAAATATAATATTTTAAAATTATATAATTGAAAAGCAGTATAAATTAATAATTACATCCTTCATAATTGTATATTGATCGTCTGAATGCCAAGTCAAAATCAGTATCAGAAACATATTCTCTGAATTCGTCATAGAGTTCGGTCTGAATAGAGGATATATTGCTTCGCAGGAAGAGTAGGAAATTCTTCCTTTCATTAAAGTTGGAAGAATCAATCGTAAGTTCGTTTAATACATTGAATTGAAAGTCATCTAAACAATTATTGATTTTTTCAGTTCGATTTTCAATTAGAAATTCGTTAATAATATCTAAATTGGTTGTTGGTTCTTTTCCTGTTTTTTCTTTAATGTTATTTTTGAGGGTGGTGTGAAGTTCTGAATTAGAGAGAATATGAAGTTCGATCATATCGTTTAGTCTTACACTTAAGAATATTGAATCGGGTTCTGATATCTTTTTTATCCGTGCATTAAGTCGTCCTGCAAAGTTAGATATGATTTGGTCTGTGAATGAGATTCTGATATTGAATTCACCGAACCCAGATATAACATTGACTAATCGAGATGCAAATCCTGAGCTACAAGTACCTGACATTTCTTGTAGTTCTTCTAATAGTCGTTTATGCATCTCTTCCTGATTGTCTTGTACCATTATATAAGAGTAAACTTTGACTAGGATATGGTTTAAAGTCAGATTGAATTTCGAATATAGCAATCTATCCATATATATTCTGTTAAGGGATACTTTGATATTGTCTTCTTTAAGATAGTTATTATGGCAGATATCACAGCAGAACTTTTTGTTTAATATTTCGAATGGGAATTGAAGGGGAGAATTGCAATATTCACAATTTCCTTTGATTTCTGATAATTCAATTTCTAGGTGAGGTAGATTTCTCATTTCTTTAAGTGTTTTTTGTATATTGGAGTCGATGTAATTGAAGTCGATTTCCTGATTGTTTATTTTTTTGATAGGGAAGTCAGCTAAGAATTCAAGTATATGCATAACTGAATTTTCAATTTCTACATTATGAACATTTTGAGCATTATCGAATATTGTTCTAACGATTCCTTTGAGCTGAGCAAGGTGATTGATGATTTCTCTTCCTTTGATTTTCATAAGGGGTGATCCAAGTTGAAGTAATAAGTCTGCAGCATCGGCTCTCCTGTCGTAATCAAGCTCGTTGTCGGATGCAAAAGTGAATATGATATTTTCTATGTCTTGAATGTCTTGTTCTTCCAATGTTATTTTTTGAAGGAGATATTGGGCTGCTAGAATCCTATACATTGTTGTATTTTTTGGGAAGAGGAGAAAGCAGAATAGACTGTTGTATAGGTATAATTCTTTATTTTTAATTTTATCTTGTTTTTCAAGGGAAAGTATTATTTTATATCTGTAGTCGCAATCTATTTCGTCGTCGGAAAGTAGAGAGCATATGTATCCGATGCATTGTTCTGTGTAATCGGGTGTTGTCATAAGTATGAATACGGCTTCAATACAGCATGGAGTAGGCATATCTGACATGCTATGGCAAACGGTATCTAGAACATAAAATCCTAGTTTCTTTCTGTTTTCATTTCTTTCCTTAACTTCAATGTCTGATTCCCTTTTAATGTTTGCTAAATCTTGGTCGTCGTCTGAATCTGATCCTTCTTCCATTTCTTCGAATGAAAGGAGACTCTTTGCACATTCTAGTTTAAGGAAGGATGATAGATTGGATTCTACGGCGATAAGAAATAGGAAATTCTCAATTAGTTTTGATCCTGAGAATTGATATATTCCTGTTATTTTGTTGATTATTTCTATGGTATCATTTTCTCTGTCTTCAAAGTATTTTTGAAGAACTTTGAGTCTAATTTGATTGTTGACTGTATTATCGATGATAATGTTAGACCATTGTGTCTTATCTTCAATATCAACATCTTCATATTGTTGTTTTTCGTCATTATACAGATCGATTTCAACCTGTTCCTGAATATTTTGATTTGTATTTAATGAAATACTGCATGAATTTGAATTACAAGTTTCCACTTTAGTTTCGACTTTAGTTTCGTCCATTTATTAAAATTTTGATAATACTTTTAAATTAAAATAGATGTAATAGATAAATGAACTTATTCAGAAAGGTAATTTTATGGTTCAGAATCAAATTAGGAAAAGGCAGAGATGTAAAAAGGAAGAGTTCTGAAGAGGAATTAGTTTACAAGGAAACATATGAACAGTTATTTTAAATTGTTTTGTAATTTAAAATAAAGTTTTTTATTTAGATTTGATAAATGATTTCCGATAATTTTAATAAAATTATACCGGTTATATATATAATATTATCATTTCGCACACAAGATTAAAAATTCAAGCGATATATTTTAGACTGAATTTTCAATCTAAAAATATTGTAATTATTTTTTAGTAATACATTTGTAATATAATAACACTTTTGCAGTTTGATTACGAGTATGTAAATATCGAAAATACATTTTTTATAATTAAATTAAAAAAATAAACTGCACAAGGGTGATCCTTCTAATCCAAAATTAATTAGTATTGAATATTCAATACTGATAGTAGTTTAAAAATATTGATAAAATCCAAATAATTAAATTTTAATCAATAATTAAATACAATTTAAATTTAAACTATATAATAAATGTTTCAATGCCAATATTGCGATAAGACTTTTTCAACGAAAAGCAATTTAACTAAACATCAAAATACTAAAAATTGTGTTACAAAACAAATTGTAAAATCACCAATTATTATAAAAACATTAAGACAAAAATTGGCTTTAGTCGAGGAAGAAATGATCGAACTAAAAGAAGAAAATAGGAAATTAAAAGCTGATATGACTAACTTGGAAATTACCTTGAAATCTTTAGAAAATGAAGAACCTAAAATTAATATTATCAATAATACATTTCATTATAACACAATAATACAGAATCTACCAGTTCTTGATTTGAGTGAAGGACATATACAAGAGGTAGCAAGGCAACATTTTTCAAGAAATTATATGGAGAAGGAACACGAAGGGATTGCTCTGTTCACATTCAACCATTTAATTAGGAATAACAATGGAGAACTAAAGTATATATGTGTAGATCAATCTCGTAGGAACGGTTTATATAGAAATGATGATGGTATTGTTCGTGATACTGATATGGAGAGACTAACCTTTTGTGTATATCATTCTCTAAAACCTTCGATGAATGATATTACATATAAAAAGTATATTGAAGATCAATCTAGAAAATGTAAACTTGGAGATCAAGAGAGCAAGCAAGAGGATGAAGAATTGATAGTTAATAGTCGTTATGCAAAGCATATGGAAAATATCAATTCAAAAAACAAGAGTAAATTTAAAAATACGATAGCTACTTATTGTTATATGAAGAATATACAAGAGGATAATTTAAGATCTATAATATCAGATGGTAATTAGAATTATATAATTTAGAATTATATAATCAAATCCGTTTAAGGTTTATACCAAAACCATAGATTATCGATGTTTCTGTATTGAGGTAATAATTCAGTAACAGCTCGTTGAACTCCCCCGTGAAGATCCTCTCTTGATATATTAGCATTGAGGAAATCATCTCCGCACATAATCCCACCTGATACCATATTGGGAATAGCTAGTCTTATAGTTTGAGCAACACTTTCATAATCGTGAGAAGCATCAATATGAATAAATTTGATAGGTCTGTTAAACTCTTTTAACCATTCAATACAATCCTTTTTAACAATTTGATAATTTCCCCTTGTTAATGAGTTCATATTGTTAACAAATGAATTAAACACATTTCTGTTTTCTAGGATGGAGCATGTTATATGTTTTTTCCCTGTTATGATACTCTCGTTAATATTGCCCATCCAAGTATCGTTGCATATTAGATTTTCTGGATAGCATGCATTTGCTAAGTTGAAGGTTGATTTTCCTTCCCAGCATCCAATTTCTATAATGGATGCTTCCATTGGTGGAAGTGTTTTGAATAGTTGAATTAAATGCGAACATTGAATGTCGTTGTACCAGTCTTCGTTAAACATATTTATGGATTGAATCATTTTTTTAGATTTATAAGTGTTAAGTCGGATCGATTTATGTTCCTGTAAAACCAAGTATAATACCTAAAAATAGAGACTTATGTTATCACGATGAATATGAGTTTCAGTTCAAAATCGAATACAATTCTTTAAATAAATTAAACTGTAACTAGACTATTTAAGAGGAGATTTTTTACATGTTTTAACGAAGGCAACAAGTTGATCTTTCTTCATGTTTGAATAACCCTTGCAACCTAACTTTTTAGCCTTTAGTTTAAGTTGAACTAAAGTTATTTTACTTGGACTCAATGATTTAATAGGAGATTTAATAGGAGATTTAACTGGTGATTTTTTACATGTTCTAACAAAGGCAACAAGTTGATCTTTCTTCATGTTTGAATAACCCTTGCAACCTAACTTTTTAGCCTTTAGTTTAAGTTGAACTAAATTTATTTTACTTGGACTTAGTGATTTTAGAGGTGGTTTTACAGGTGATTTTACAGGTTTTACAGGTGATTTTACAGGTTTTACAGGTTTTACAGGTGATTTTACAGGTGATTTTACAGGTGATTTTACAGGTGATTTTACAGGTGATTTTACAGGTGATTTTACAGGTGATTTTACAGGTTTTACAGGTGATTTTTTACATGTTTTAACGAAGGCAATAAGTTGATCTTTCTTCATGTTTGAATAACCCTTGCAACCTAACTTTTTAGCCTTTAGTCTAAGTTGAACTAAATTTATTTTACTCGGACTTAGTGATTTAATAGGAGATTTAATATGAGATTTGAAAGGTGATTTTTTACATGTTCTAACAAAGGCAGCAAGTTGAATTTTAGTCATGTGTGAATAACCCTTGCAACCTAACATTTTTGCCTTTAATTTAAGTTGTGAAAGAGATAAATTTGTTGGACTAAGTTTACCAATTTGAAGAATGTCTTGTATATTAGGTGGTGCAGGTATTGAATCCTTTGGAATATATGTTACAAAAATATGAGTAAAACCGTTTTCATCTTCCTTGATTAAAGTAACTGAAAAGTCACCTTTTCTATCTATAAGCACTTCATCTTCCTCCCAATAAAAAGAACAATCTTGAATAAACAAAACCTTACTTCCAGCTGGAATATTTAATATGATAAGACAACATTTTTTTGGTTGGTCCATATAAGCTTTAGCAACATCTATGTTGTAACTTGCTGATATAAATGTACCATCAGATTTAACCTGTGATTTATCTTTTAAACCTCTGTATAAAGTTAAGGTTTGTGTAGTAGGTTCAACATCACTATACAGATTATCTATATCATCTACTATTTTACGGTCATCAACTGATAACGGTTTTTGTTTTCTAATATTTTTGTTAATTCGTTTGTTAACTATAGTACTAGTATATTTTGAAAGTGATTTGAAAACTTCTTTTCCATGACTCAATACAAAGTCATGATGTTTTTTAACCATCGATTGGAAAAACGGAGTTTGTGCATTTAATATTGCCATTTATATTATGATAATAAATTTTAATTATTATTTACAAGTTTCTTTTGTTAAGGTTGTTCTTGAACTGAACCGACGATGTATTAACACAGATTCGTCTTTTTTGTAAGGTGTTTTCAGTATGTCTTTTAATATATCGTAAATAGTAAAAATATTTATGGCTGAATCATTTTTAGATTTATAAGTGTGAAATCAGGATGAAAATGTTAAGTCCTATCTCTTTTTCTATTCCAAAGGATAAGATAATGAGTTATGTTCCTGTAAAAACCAAGTTGCTTTCAAGTATAATACCTAAAAAATTGGAGACTTATATTTATGATGATGAGGAAGATTACTATAATGAATATAGGAAATCTCTGTTTGCGATAACAATGAAGAAGGATGGTTGGGATTGTATGAGGCATTATGAAATACTAGCGAATGGTTGTATTCCTGTGTTTTTGAATATTGAAGATTGTCCTAAGAACACATTAACCCTGTTTCCGAAAGATCTAATATTATATGGAAATCGAATGTATGAAATATTTAATAAAAAGGGTATTTCCAATTTAAGTTTGAACGATATAGATGAATATTTTTTATTAGTTTCAAAATTATTATGTTATACAAGAATTAATTTAACAACTTGTAAAACAGCTGAATATATATTGAAAAAAATCGGATTGGCTACCAGTAATATAAAGATTTTATATTTATCGGGTGATTTGAAGCCTGATTATTTGCGATGTTTAACTCTTCACGGTTTTAAAGTTCTTCTTGGTCGTGGGTGTCATGATTATCCAAAGATAGATCATTTGTATAGGAGTAATAGTATAGATTATAAGAGTTTATATGGTAAAGGTATGACTTATAGTAGTCTGTTGGATAATAGTTTGCATAACTATGAAATGGATGATAATGTAAAAGAATTAATATCTAGTCGATATTTTGATCTGGTAATTTATGGTTCTTATCATCGTAATGTTCCGAGTGTTCATACCGAATTGGTGAATTTATTTTATAGACCAAATGAGATTGTTTTATTATGCGGTGAGGATATACACGATTGTAATTATAATGTATTTGTTGATTCTGGATATAATGTTTTTGTGAGAGAATTAGATTGATATTCTATTAAAAATATTTGGATATACAAGAGTTCATCCCACATAATCTCATCAGAAAGCAGTTGGAAATTTTATAGACACTAATGAATACTGCAAGGAGTATGATTGCAAGATATACAAAACTATAGTTTAAAATTGGTCTAGTATTTTCAAAAAGTGATAATCCGATAAAAAAGAAAATCATAAAGCATCCAGTTAGACTGGAAGCGAGAAATGCGAAATATGAACAGACGAAACCAGTTTGAAATTTGGTAAAATATTTTGCAGTATTAGGGCATTTAGACATATCATCGATTGAATTGTAGGCTGAATTCATATATTTCTGTTGATCTGTGATTAAAGTCCAGCACCAGAAAGAAGCGAAAATGAAGATTGCTAGTAGAATCAAATAATAAATGATTACAATTATCATTTATTATTAAATATAAAAATTAAACTCAAAATCCTGTTGATCCAAATCCATTAGCACCTCTTGATGTTAAACCTAGTTCCTCTATGGTATCGACAATTTGGATGACATATATCGGGGTTAAATCAGGAGTGCATATTTGTAACAATCGTGAATGAAGAGGAATAGTGGAATTTTTAACTACATCGAAGAATCCGGCTAAATGTCCACGATATCCAGAGTCAATAATACCTACTGAATTGGTTAGCCTTAGTCCTGTTTTATATAGACTAGACCGAGGATATAGATAATATGCACAAGGATATTCGAGTTCAATTGAATTGGTTCTGAACATTGCAACCGATATTTTCATATCAATTTTGATTGGTTCTCCTGTTGAAGTAGAGATTTCGTCTGGAACTAGAAGATCGAATCCAGAGTCTCCGTATCTCCTTTGTCCTAAAATCTTATCATTGTGTTTAGAAATATGTTCTTGATATGCTTGATTAAGAGAAGGATCTTCTACATAAATTTTAAGTAAATAATAGTTAGACATTTTAAATTACAATATAATTTTTAAATGGTTTTTATCTAATTTTGATGAAATATGAAATATTTATTATTTCATATTCTTATATATACAGGTTATTTTACAATTCGATAATCGATGATTCCGTTCTTTCTAATAATTCGAATCATATCACCTTTCTTATAGTCGTAGAAGCAAGCGATAGGATCATCCTTCTTCATAATCGGAAATTTCAATCCGTATTTCAGTTTAAAATCTTTATTCTCTTGTTCATTTAATTTTTGAAAGATTGGTTGTAGTCGATGTTTTGTTATATTGAACTGTAGGTTTTCTTCTGCGAATAGTTCAACATATATATCATCTTGAAGTTGTTCAATAGCTTTCTTGGTCGATGAAGTGACACCATCCTTGTATATGATAAGAAGATGTTTAATTCCAATCTCATTTGTGATTGAAATATACTCGGACATGCATTTGACATTAAATTTTGGAATGTTTGATAGGAAGATGATAATCTTCTTTCCGTCTTGTTTCTTTGCAATGACTCTATCATTGTCTTGTATTTCGATGTTGGTGTATCCTCTCTGTTCTATCATCTCCATACTGATAACGAGAGCTTTAGGTATTACATATTCATTCTTAGTTTCAATTTCACTTGACATTCTCTGATTTTATAACTTAAAAAGTTATAGAATTCAATTTAATGCTCTAATATTATTGCATGAGTATCGTCGTAGACAAAATCTTTGAGTTTAGCTTTGTAAAATTCTTTGGTTTCACTATTGTCTTTGGCTTGCAGGAGTGATTCTAATGTTGACATTACTTTTTCTTGATCTCGTATATGTATATGTCCTGAAAAATCATCTATATCAGGGTGTGTACAATCAAATAGTTCATAATGTTTACAAATTGCATTTTTAGATAGATTTTCAGTCTGAAAACAAATGTAGTTTCCGCATATTTTACAAAAGCAAGTTTCTATCTTGACATATTCATTTTTACATTTGTATTTGAAAGTTAAATGAAAAATTTTAGTTTTAAATTTTGTATTTTCAATATCTTTTAGAACTTGAAAATGTTTGGATATAATCTTACCTTCGGATTTATCTAGTTCTTCTTCTTGATCGGCTTCTTGATCGGCTTCTTGATCTGCTTCTTGATCTGCTTCTTGATCGGCTTCTTGATCGGCTTCTTGATCGGCTTCTACTTGATCAGAATCATATTGATCAGAATCATATTGATTATCAGGTTGAAATAATTTATTTTTTAAATAGGTTTTCCAATCATCAATTTGTTCTTTTGTCAATGCCATGCATAAAACGATAATTAGCATAAAAATGCGAAATAGGCTTTGAATTTCAGGTTGAAAGTTATATAAAATCGGTAATAAAATCATATTTGTTTTATTGTTATTTTTAAAGCTTAAATCTATTTTTTTGTTAGTTCTCTTTTTAGAGATTGATTTTCTATTAGTAAATTTTCGTAATCGTTATTGAGATTCCTTAGGGTTGATTCTAAGTCAACAACTTTGTATACAAGTTCGTTAATCTTATTGGTCATTTTAAGTTTGAATTCTTCTGTAAAAATATCAATAAAATCAGTTGAAACAATGGTTGTATTTTTTTCTTTTTGTTCATATTGTATTTCTCTAAAAGCAGGGTGATTTTGATACTCATCGATTTCATCTATTACATTGTGATCTATCGATTGAGGTTGAATTAGATGTTCAATTGTTGTATCGAATTGAATATTGAATTTATGACATATGAGTATAACTTCTTTGTCGACTATGATCTGATTATCAACATATCTCCCGATAGCTTTTCTGTTTTTAAAAACCAAGGTTGATTCAGGGTTCCAAATATGTGTTGAATTCTTAATTCTTTTATAAATCATCAGTTAATTTAATATTTGATTTTTACTTTTAAATATAAGGTGATAATATAAATGAGAAGTTGTATCTATTGTGGTAGTGTAATATTGGTAAAGAGATTCTTTTGCAATTTGAAATGTAAGGACAAATTCTTACTTACTGATTACAAGACACATCCTATCAATAATGAATCAAAATCAGTTACTTATTTATAAGACTATTACCAAAGTCAAAGATTCTGAGTTTTAAGGATAAATTAAAGTGATAATACAATTATTTAGGGCACTATAAGAGAGTTAGCAGGTATAGTCAAATCAATAGTAACACATGACTGATGGTTCAGTGCTGGATTCGGTCTCACATGACTAAATACCGGTTGAATTGTTGCGGGTACAGGAATTAGTTGTCTATGTACATCTCGTATTCCATAATAATGTTCAATAAATTCACTATATACTTGCGCATGAGCTTGTCCTGCATAAATTATTATATTATATGCATGTTTAGGTTGGCAACCAACTTTAACTTGAAATTTTTTAAAAATTCTGCATAAGCAATATAAATCCATTACTAGAGCCATTGTCAAGAATAAAAAATCTGATAATTTATTAATTTGTGTCTCACAATCTGCCATATGTGTAACATGAACAGGATTTGACATATCAAAATTTTCCAAGGAGTCTAGAATATCATTAAAATCTGTATTTATGTTTATTAGACCTACGCTTGGAGGAGGTCTTTCTAAACTTATTAACTTAGTAGTTATAAAAAACTCAATACGATTTCGATAATAATTATCTACTCTATTATATTCTTTATTCAATAACGGGTAAAGTACAAGAAGTTTTCTGAATATGGCTCTGGTAATATTATATGGATCCAAAGGTAGTATATTCATTTCTGTTTGTAATTCCCGAAATAATATTATACTATTAGATGCTCTATATATATTTAACTTTTCTTGAAGAGTAATGGGTGTGGGTGTGGTTAAAGTGTGCATCGCAAATGCAATTTGAAAAGGATTTACACTTATTGTGTTATCAGTCATTCTTCTAGCATCTAAATTATGGAATCGACCTAATTTACAATTTTGAAAACCAGCTAATGTCTTTCTTATTCGACTGTCAAAGCAATTACTAAATCTACTTCTCAACTCAAGAAGTTCATATTGTATTACAGGAGCATAATTAGCTCTAATATTCTGTAATTGTTGGGTTATAGCTTGACGAACAACTGGGTTCATTACAGTTGGTGAATTCATAAGGTTTGTATTATTCTGTAGACAATTCCTAGCTATATTGCTAAATAAACTAAGACCAGCAATATGAGGTAATGTCATATAATTAACAGGACTGGGTGATAATGCTGCTGCATTAGTGAGTTTAGTCATATCTCGTAATACTTCAACAAATCCCGTATTTACGGAATGTCCTGAATGAATACCAGAATCATCAAAACCTAGTTCAACAAATAAATCAAAAAATGAGGGTGTATAATACCTTAGATATTCAATAAAATCAATAAATCTCATACTTTCAAGTGGTGCAAAAGGTGGAATTCCACCTGCTGGAGCGAAATCTGCAGGTGGAAAACCAGGTGGAAAAGGTATTTGTGGAACTCCTGGTGGTACTGCTGGTCGTCTATTAATAACTCCTGGTGGCTGAGCAAAAGCAGGAGCATGAGGTCTACCAATTGCATTACAATCACCTCTTGTGTCACGATGATATTCTCCAAATAAATATATAACAATTTCACCATCCTTATAAATTTTTAAATAAGTTGGTCCTTCGATATTTCGCACCATATATGGTTTTTGAATATATAGGTTATCCAATAATCTAATTAAAACTTTATTGTGCCACAGTTTATTTCTAAGCATAGCTATTTCCGGTGGAGAGAAATTTGCAGTTCGAATATATGTTGCATTATATGTTCTTACAAATGTTTTTATTGCATCGTTTTTTAATATACCAAATCCGTAGTCTTCATCTCTAATTAAATCTAAGTATTCAGGTGCCATTTCAGGTATTGAAAAAACATCCATAAGGTGCCCTTCGTCAAATCTATCATTTAGTGCCATTTATTAATAGAAATTTATATTTTAGATTTCTTAAATTATTTATAATAAAGAATGGCTAGTTTACCAATTGTTAGAGATTGCGAATCGAAATCAGTATCAGATTCTCTTATAGCTTCATATAGATCAAGTTGTAATCAGGGTGATTTTGAAGATTATTTTAATAAGTTAAGATTAGAAAAGAATAGAGGGTGTCAAGTTGAAGCAACAGCTAAGCTGAGAACATTGATGGATAATGAAGTTAAATGTGGTATTGAGAATAATACGATGCCAGCATCACATTATTACGATAATTATTATGGTAAAAATAATGATATTGTCGATCATCGCAATGGGATTTTGTCGTCGATTTACGGTACTAATGTTCTTTTTCAAAAAGCGATGACTCCTGATCTTTATGAAAGATGCACTCAGATTTATCCTCAAAGGTATGAAGATAAATGTTCAATTGTTGCTTTGCACAATATTGGTATTACATGCAGAGATGATTCTGCTAGTCTCAGGGGAACCAGAGAAAATTTAAATCGGGATGAAATAATTGATGTTGTTCGTAATTATCATATAAATATCTTTAAGAGAGATAATGTTTATCTAGCTTCTTTTGAAAGAAGAGATGAAATAGTGAGCTATTTACAAAGAAATCTAGCTAACGGGAATATAACTCTTATGTTAATTGATTATTATAATGTTGATTTTGACCCTGCTTTACCAGTAGGTTCTTTAAATGGAGGTAGATATAATTACCCTTATCATACTCATTGTTGTATAGTTCATCATAGTATTAATAATACTCTAGATGTTTATGAACCTTTTAAAACTTTCGCATTTGAATTCGATAATTATCTGAATAACTTTGTACTTACTTATAATACTCCTCTAGAAAGACGACAAAAATTATTTAATGATGCATACTTTAGAATGCTTCGGAATGGTAATGATCGTAATACATCTATTAATTTAGCTAATATTGAAGCAGCAGCTATCCCAGCTGCTTCAATCCAATTAAATCTTTCTAATACTGCAAATACAAGGAATATCACAGGTTCTGTGATCCGTAGATTTTATTTATTTAATATTGAACAAAATATTATTAGAGATGTGCAATCTAGAATTGCTAATTCACCAAAAAGAAACCAGACGAAGAGGAAGTCTCCTGTGAAGAGGAAGTTATCGGTGAAGAGGAAGTCTCCTGTGAAGAGGAAGTTATCGGTGAAGAGGAAGTTATCGGTGAAGAGGAAGTTATCGGTGAAGAGGAAGTTATCGGTCAAGAGGAAGTCTCCTGTGAAGAGGAAGTTATCGGTCAAGAGGAAGTCTCCTGTGAAGAGGAAGTTATCGGTCAAGAGGAAGTCTCCTGTGAAGAGGAAGTAAATAGGATAACTTCTGTATTAAATGTAAAAACATTTTGATTTTACATTTAATAAATAAATGGATAAAGTAAAATTACCACAACCACCTTTGGTATGTCCTTCAATACCACCAGGAGGCAGTTTATCAGATGTTCAAAATATAGAATATAAGGGTAAAAGGGTAAATAAAGCTGATTTATCGGTAAAACTACCGATTTCAAAAATATCTCAAAAACCACTTGGATTAGCTGATATAGCAGTTGCACTTCCTGATAATTTTAATTGGAGAGATAATAAATATGTAAATATAGAGAGTGCACGAGATCAGGGATTATGTGGTTCTTGTTGGGCTTTTTCAGCAGCAACGACATTAGGAGATAGATATGCTATTAAATTTGGAGAAGATGGTAAGATAAGGGGGAATAATTTGTCTGAATCTAAGGTTAATGGAATTAAGGCACCAAAACCGAGTATAACTTGGACTTTATCTTGTTCAAGTCAAATTCCTGATATCGGATTAGCAAATGGTTGTAATGGTGGATTAACTAGTGATGCATTTTCTTTTTTTGGAAAGGTGGGTGCAAAGGTTGAAGCTTGTTGGCCTTATACGATGGTTCAAAACAATCCTGTAAATAAGAAACAACCAAATCCAGAGTGGTTTCCGTATCCTTGTTTGAGTGGTGTTGATGATAATTGTTGTAGTAGTTGTTGTGGTAATCCTTTGGCTAAGAATAAGTTGTATACGGTAAAAATGAGTAATGATGAATACTATACTGCACTATGGGTGAAAAAGAGTAATAATATTATATCAAGTATATCTGATATTGATTTGCCTGGTTCTATATTGAATATAAAAAGGGAGATATATACAAAGGGACCTGTAGTATCTGCTTTTGCAGTGTATAATGATTTTACAGATTTTTGGGATAATAAATCTAGTGATCCTGATGAAGTTTATATTCCTAATGCAAAATCTGGTTTTGATGGAGGTCATGCTGTAGTAATTGTTGGATGGGGTGTAAATTCGAATGGTATTCAATATTGGTTAATTCGTAATTCTTGGGGAGTTTATGGTGGTGATTTAGGATATTTCAAGATGGCTTGTAGTAATCAGATTTCTGATAAATCGAATTGGAATGGGATTGATGTTCCTATCATTATGAACGATAGTATATTAGGAGGTGCTTTAACTTTTGATATACCTAATACTTTGGAATTTGTACCGGAAAAGTATGTTGGAGGAAGTAGTGGAGGTAGTGGAGGTAGTGTAAAAAGTGGAATTGGTGGGTTAATTGATATTATTAGTAGTAATAAAAAATTATCAAAAATAATAAAGAGGATAAGACCTGTTGTATTGAATATATTGAATGGCTTGAGTTCTAAGACGGGTATAAGTGTAATAATTGCTATATTTGTAATTCTGATTATATATAAAATTTTAAGAAGTAAATGATATTGATAAATGGATATTCTGATATATATAGTATGTCTATTAGTTGTTTGTTCTTTTGTGTATAAGATATGTATGTGTATTTTAAGGATAGAACCTGTTATTGATAATAGTCCAGAATTAAGTTATATGGGTTATATTTAAATTGGAAAGTTCCAATTTAAATATATCTGTAAATAAATAAATGAATGCTGAAATACTGTTAGTTAGTTTGACTATTATTTTTTGTGTATTTATGATATGTGTTATCAGGGTATTTTTACAATTTTTAAATTCGAGGGGTGGACAAGTTCAAGATTTTGAATATGAGGATATATGAGGTAATTTTAAGTTATTATTTGTTAAATAATAACTAATAAAGATGACAGCAGGAGCAATTGATGATGTGTTTATTATTTTTATGTAGTATGATTTTAAGGATGTGATTATCTATCTCTTCGAAGTTGATAATGTGGTTAAAATTTTGTAGTTTAATAATTTCTATATTATTGATGAATCTGTATCGTTCTTCAATTTCGAATGATTTGTCTTTTGAGTGCAAAATGATGGTTGTGAACAGTTCATTTTTTGATAATTGTTTGAAATCGAATATTCCGTATATATTTTTATTTTGTATAGAAAAAGTTTCGTAGTATAAATTTGAATTTCTGGTTTGAAAATGGGATTGTTTATTAAAGAAATATATTTGTCCGAATAATGTTTTGTTTATATTGTTGAACATTTATGTTATAGAATATGAATATAAGCCGTTTTATGGTGTTGAAAATGGGTTGTAAATGGGTTGTAAATGAATATGATATAATTAAATTGTTTTATTTAAGGATTTTCAATGTAGTATTAAAATAAAGAGTAGATGAATTTTAAATGTTTTAATGATTGTTGTTCTTTGAGTATAAAACCATACTGCAAAAAACCATTTTTTTTTGATAGACGGAATAGGAGGCAGAAGGCAGGTGTTTTTATTTATGATCCTGATAAGAATAAGGTATTGTTAATACAATCTAGGGGTAATTTATGGGGTCCTCCAAAGGGAACATTAGATAAGGATGAGACATATAATAAATGTGCTGTTCGCGAGGTAAAGGAGGAGACTGGTCTTGATGTAAATGAGTCTCAGTTTATGTGTTCTACCTCAATTCGAAATAAGGCTGTTTATTTTTTTATTGAATCAGAGGAGTGTGTAGTGAGTGTTCAGGACCATATATATGGTAATGATGCAAATGGTATTGGTTGGGTGAAGATAGAATGTTTGAATGAGTTGATAAAGGATGGTAAGATAGTTTTGAATAGTCATTGTAAGATAACATTCCAGAGGTTTTTGAATGTGTCTTTTTGAGTTGACTCTTAAATTGAAATTTAAGATTATTCCAATATTAAATTTAGTTCATATGGAAAAGATTATCATTCAGAAGCAAATTTGTATAGAGCCTAAGTTTATGGATTCAAATATTATGGAACATATAATGACGGAGTTGACCCGTAGTTGTTGTACCGAATGTAATAAGGATTATGGTTATATTATCAAGATAAACCGTATTATCAAGATACTTGATAATTATATCAATATGGATTCAAATATAGTTTTCGATATAAAGTTCGAGGCTTCCTGTTTGAATCCTAAGTCAGATCGTATATTAAAAGGAAATGTATGTATGGTTTTTCCTGATGGTATATTTATTGATGTGATGAAAAAGATGCAGATTTTGATTCCTAAGCAGTTTATAGTTGGTTATGTTTTTAATAAGAAGTCTAATTCTTTTATAAAGGAGGTAGAAAGCGGAGAGAACATATCTATATCGGAAGGAAAGCAATTGAAAGTCAGTATAACTGCTTCTCAATATAACAATCAGAGATTTAGTGTATTTGGCACTATAGTTGATTTAGAATAGACTGTTGATCAATATGATTTTGAATTATATATAATTCAAAATTCTTGCGGAGATTATAATTGAAATATATTTTATTTCGTTTAAAGGAAAGAATAAAAATACAAAATGTCAACAGAAGATATACTACTTGAATTTAAAAATCAGCTTATTAATTTTTTCGACGAGTTGATTAATCAGTTTCCTTCGGAGGGGGATTTGGTCGTAATTCGTTTATTTTTATCAAATCAGATACCAATTAAAGATGTAATGAATAATTTCAATTATCAATTGAATAAGGAAAATAAGGTATTCAAGATGATGATTAAGAATCGAGATGAGCAGTTTTTTCTTGATAATAATCTATTTGATTTTAACAGTTCATCTAGTCGTGATAAGATTGGTCACTTTAAGAGGTTATGGAGATCAGGAGTCCTTGATGATGAGGATAAGAAGGTAATGTGGAAGTGGGTTGATAGTTTTGTATATTTGACCGATAAGTATACGAAATCAATTGCAAGAGGAGTTGAATGTAAAAAGGAGTAATTTGTTTATGATGACCTTCAATTTGATTATAAGTCAAATTAAAGTTAAAAAATATATCTAATGCTTGGAGGACAAGTATATGATCCGTAATCCCACTTTCTATGAATAGCAGGGTATAAAGTATAGTTGTTGCATGTTTTTTTTCCATTATCTGATTTACAGTTATTGGAAACTAGTTGGTTGTATAAAGGGTATTGTAGGTCTCTTCTCATCATGATATCCTGATCGATGAACCCGAGTTTGTATAATTTTGAATCCATTTATAAATAACAATATAATAAAAAAAGATAATGACAACTTATGGCTTGATTATTGATGACGAGATTGAACAGACTTCATTGCTGGACTACTTTGACGATTACTTTAATCATCCAACCCTATATAAAATAAAAAATATCGATACAAAATACAGCTTGTATATGGTTAAAACTTATTGTTTATTAAATAACCAATGTCGGTATATCATAATTGTTGTTCCATATGATGTGAATCCTGTTCATTTTCCTATGGAACTTCGAGGTACAAATTGGGTTTCTTTACAAACCAGAGAATTATCTGAGAATCATAAGATACCTTCTCATAATTACCAGCCTTCTAATTTTGCACCTCTAAATAAGAAGATTGATAGGATAGAACAGACAGAAGTAATGAGTACCTATACATGCAATGAATATCAGTTGACTGTGAAGCTACTTCAAAAGAAAGGCATGAATGAGTTTCAAAGTAAGGGTACTTTAATTACAGCTTTAGAAACCTATCAGACGATCATAACTCATGGAATTGATGAATTTTAAGAATTTTAACTTGTATTGCAATTTAAAATTTATATTTATGTAAAACAACTTTGTGAATGAGATAATTTATCGCTATATTCTCTAACATTATTAGGTTTTTAATTATTAAAATCAATTCTTCTAATACTCGATACCATATTGAAATCAATTCTTCTAATACTCGATACCATATTGAAATCAGATATTTTTAACCATATATGTCCCTTCAAGATGATATCCGCATTTATTTTTGTAATACTCCCTTGTTCCAACTCCTGATATGACTGATATCTTATCATATTTATGTCGTTTAGCAATATCTTCGGCTGTTTTTACAAGCATTTTACCGTATCCTTTGTGTTGGGAAGCTTCACCGTTTTCTCCTACACCTAATGTTTGTCCGTATATATGGACTTCACGAATGATACCCGAATTCTGTATTTCCTTGATAAATCCAGCACCAGCATCTTTATCAATTCTCAATCTACAGAATCCAATAAGTCCGGTATATGTGTTTAGATCTCCTGACCAATATCGTTTGTATTTTTTTGGGTATAACAATAAGGATGTGATATATGAAATAAATAGAAACCATAAGTACGACCAAAAACTAAAACTAAAGAAATTGGGTTGATTATGAGTTTCGATCGAAATAAAATATTCTAGACTGTCTGATGCTTTAAATTTTCTAACAACTAAAATAGGTGTGTTATGAGTTCCGTGTCTAATTTCCATACAACGAATACAGTAGCATTTTAATCCTTGTTTATTCATTCTGTCTTGTAAGAGTTGCCGTAGATTGCTAATCTTTTCATAACCTGCATGGATTGACTTTTGCGGAATATCTCTAACTAATCTTTGAATACGAACCCAAGGTTGAATATTTGTTTTATAGTATGTGAGAACATCAATTAGATCATATAGATTTTTATCAGCATAAGGCATATAATCACCTGATTTATACCAATCTAAAATATCTGATTTTACGATGATATTAGGATTATCTGATTGGCAAACTGCTGTAGGGTATATTTTTACATCATCAAATTGTAGTTGTTGGTTGTTTATAGCTTGATAAAACATCCATTTATCAAGTTGTGGTGATGAACCGGGTAGATCAGGCATTAGATGACATACAACCTTAAAACCAGTTTGTTTTAGAAGTTTAATTGCTCTAATAGTATCAACCGTATAACATTCTCTATTAATTTTTTGAAGGATATAATCATTGTAATGTTGAACTCCTATTTGAACTCTAGTAACTCCCCATCGTCGATAATCTTTGATCGATGTTTTTGTAACGAAATCAGGTCGAGTTTCGAGTGTAAGTCCAATGACTCTAAATGTTGATGTTTCATTAATTTGAATCTCTTCTTCAATTGATTTCATTACATTTTGATTATTGAATGTATTACAAGCCCAATATATTTCGTTCATTACTTTGTTTCTGTAGTCGTATGGGTATGATTCCCAAGTTCCTCCGGAGATGATGATTTCGAGTTTACATGGGGTGTTTGATTTGGCATCGATGTTCCCTGTTTTGATATAGGACTTGATTCTGTCTCTAATTTGTTCTTTAATATCAAAGTTGTATTGAAGGGCTCTAAGCATGGCAGGTTCGGTAGATAGGTATGATTTAGGTTGAGTTGGTTTTCCTGATAAATCTGTTTCTGTTGGACAATAAGAACAATTCATTGGACAGGAGAATACATCAGGTCGTAAAACTACGGTAGAAACCAATACACCAGATTCCGATCGCATAGCTCGTTTGATTAGGAATCTTTTTAGATTATTGTTGAGTTGAATATGATGAAAGTATTTTTCATAGATGTATCTCAATTGTACTTTAGAAGGAAGAACCTTATACTTCTTTCTGATATTATTGAATATCTTATCATCAATATCTGATGATTTTGATTTTTTAATTATTTCAAAAACTAAATTCTTCAGTTTCGATTCGTCCTGTAATTTAACTTCGTCGTTTAGAGATTCAATATCGGTTATCATAATTAAGATTTGATTTTAGAAATATCACTTTAATTTGAGATTGTATTTAAAATGAATTATATAATGTTTCTCCTCAAATAAATAAAAATGTCAATCTCAATTCGAAATGATAAATATGATTTATATGTGGAACAAGCATACTTGTATTATGATATTCCTAACACATCTCAAAACTATGTGAAAGCAGTTGATTATGCCCTTCGACTTTCAATGATCAATTCGTTTAATAGACTGTTTTTAATCACTTTTTATAATCCAAGCGATATCGTATTGATAGAGGATGTCAGTTTGATGGCAATTCAAAGTTTTCAATATATAATTAGTCGTATTTCCGGTGATGCAGGATCAAATATAGATGAGTATACTTCTTATGGAAAATATAGTGATAATATGCAGGATTTAGAATATATGTTAAACAATGCAAGAAAACTAGTCTATGAAAATTTCCTTGTAAACAAGGTTAAAAAATTCAGGCTGTCAAGGAGCTTGGATTTCCATATTAATATAAGTAATTGATAAAATTTAAATTCATTGAATTTAAATTTCCAGTCTCATAATAAATGGGATTTTTAGATTTTATAAAAAAGTTATGTTGTATGAGGAGATCGAGATATGGTAGTGAGAATATAATAATAAAAGAAAGAGAAGATCAAGAGATTGGTCATCAGTATAGTTTTGAAGAATTGAAAAATGGTTATACTTATGTATTGTTAAGATGAATTTACTTTATAAAAATGAATTAAAAAATGGAATTAGAATTTAAAGTAGAATAATGCAAAGCTCACGATTTTCCCCATATAGTTGGTATCTTGATGAAGACGAGACTGAATGTACTTGTATCCGTATTTATGGACTAAACGAACAGAACGAGAATGTCTGTGTTCGTGTTGATGATTTTTATCCTTATTGCTATATTGAACTTCCAAATGAAGTTACAGAAGGATGTGTTTATTTGATAAGAAAAAAGATCGATGAACTTTTGACTAGGCAGAAAGAAACTTTGGATGCCCAGTATATTTTGAAGAAGAAACTTTATAAAGCTAATTTTACAAAGAATGGTGAATACAAGTTGTTTCCCTTCTTGCTTTGTTACTTTGCAAATAAGGAACATATCAAGTCTCTTGTTTATTTGCTTAGGAAGCCGATGATTATATCTGGATTTGGAAGGGTGATATTAAAAGTTCACGAAGATCAAGCCAATCCTATATTGCAATTTGTCTGTAATAAAAATATATCAACGGCTGGTTGGATTCAATTTACGGGTAAGAAACAAAAGGAGGAAAATAAGATTACTTTATGTAAACACGAATATATTGTAAGTAAAAACCGTATTGGTCCTTTTGAAAATCCGATTGCCTCTAAGCCTAAGATAATGGGATTTGATATAGAGGTTTATTCAACTAATAATAATGCTATGCCTAAGTCTGTAAATTTAGGAGATAAGGTATTTCAAATTTCCTGTGTCTTTACGAGGGAAGGAGATTATAACGAAAACAATTACACTTCCTATTTGATTTCTCTTGGTAGACCTAAACAGTCTATGGTTGGGGAAGAAGTTCATATTATAAATTGTAATACAGAGGCTGATGTTCTTATTGAGTTTGTAAAGTTAATTAGAACTGAAAATCCGAATATAATTTGTGGATATAATATATTTGGATTTGATATTCCTTATATGATTGACAGAGCGAATGCCCCTTGTATGGTTCCCGATATATTTGCTAAACAAGGATTTCATAAAACTAAGATGGCAAAGAAGAGGACAATCAGTTGGTCTTCTTCAGCTTATAAGAATCAAGAATTTGAGTTTTTGGATGCAGAAGGTCGACTGTATGTTGATCTTCTCCCTCTTGTAAAAAGAGATTACAAATTCAATAATTATAAACTGAAAACAATTGCTGAATTTTTTATTGGTCAAACGAAGGACCCTCTTTCAGTCAAGGGTATTTTCAAATGTTATCAGATTGGTACTAAACGAAAGAATGATGGAAGTTATTCTCTCCAATCTCAAAAAGCAATGGGTATTGTTGGTAAATACTGTATAAAAGATAGTGCCCTAGTCGTATCTCTAATCGGTAAACTTCAGATGTGGTATGGTCTTACTGAAATGGCAAGCATTTGTAATGTTCCTATTTTTACTCTTTATACACAAGGACAACAAATCAAAGTTTTTTCTCAAATCTATAAGTATTGCTTGAGTCAAAATATTGTCGTGGAAAGCAATGGATACGAGGCTAAAGATAATGAACGATATGTTGGAGCTTATGTATTTGACCCTATTCCAGGGTCTTACAATATGGTTGTTCCTCTTGATTTTTGTTCTCTGTATCCGTCAATCATTATCGGTTATAATATTGATTATTCAACTTGGGTGACCGATGATAGCATTCCTAATCGGAAATGCAATGTGATGGAATGGGAAGATCATATTGGTTGCGAGCACGACGAAAAGGTGATTCGTGTGACTAATCTGAGTAACTATATCAAAAAGAAGGAGGATGATATCAAGGATCTTCGGGAGTTGAGAGATAGCAGAATCGATAAGTTTAGAAAAAAGGAACTGGCGGAAGAGATAAAAGTAAAGGTGGAAGAACTTAAACCTTACAAAAAAGAAAGATCTGATATAAAGAAAACGATAGCAAAGAATCCAATGTGCGAAAAAAGAAAGTATCGTTTTCTGAAGGAACCAAAGGGTGTTTTACCTACTATCATTCAGAACTTGCTAGATGCAAGACAAAATACACGAAAAGAAATCAATAAATATAAGGATAGAATCAAGGCAATTAAGAACGGTGAAATAACAGATGAAAATGGAGAAACACTTGCTTCGCTTTGTAATGTTCTTGATAAACGACAACTTGCTTTGAAGGTATCAGCAAATAGTATGTATGGTGCCCTTGGAGTAAAAAGAGGATATTTGCCTCTAATGCCAGGTGCAATGTGTGTTACTTATATGGGACGAACAAATATTCAGAAAGTATCAAGAGATATTCAGGAACTGCATCAAGGTAAACTCATATATGGTGATACAGATAGTAATTATGTCTGTTTTCCTCATTTGACAACAGCACAGGAGACTTGGGCATATGCACTTAAGGTTGCTGATGAGATTAGTGTTCAATTTCCTCCTCCTATTCGAATTGATTTTGAGGAGACAATTTATAGTTTCTTTTTTATTCTAACGAAGAAGCGATATATGTATCGTGCTTGTGATGCGAAGGGAAATATAAATAATAAGATTGGTAAGAAGGGTGTGTTGCTTGCAAGACGAGATAATTCTAAGTTTGTCCGTGATGTTTATGAAAATGTAATATCAAAGATTGCTGATTGTATCAACAGTGAAGATATTTTATATTATATACTGAATGAGATAAACGATCTCCTTTCACATTCAAAACCAATTGAAGATTTTATAGTTACTAAATCAGTTGGAAATTCTGGTAATATTATAGAAGTCGTTGAAGATCCTGAATCATATAAGGTTGAAAGTTTGAATGAAAAAACGGGTAAGAAATCAATTAAGATTCAGCTTGGTGATTATAAGGTTCCTCCATTGAGTAATAAAGCAAAGGAGAAGGAAGAGCAGTTGAAAAAAAAGAATGTTGATACAGAAGAAGAATATTATCTTTCTTGTTTACCTGCACAAGTTCAACTTTCTATAAGGATGAAAAATCGAGGAATGATTGTTCCTGCAGGAACGAGATTAGAATATGTGATTGCATATCCAAGTAATCAGAGAGGTAAGTTATACGATAAGGTAGAAGATATTGATTATATTAAGAAACACGGTGATATAATCAAGTTGGATTATATGTATTATCTTAAGAACTTGGTAATTCCTTTGGATCAAATGTGTAATGTAGCTTTTAAAAATATAGTTGGGTTCAAGCCTGATTTTGTAAGAAATCAATATTTGTTTAGAATGAAAAATCGCGAAAGGGTATTGAATGAGCTGAAGGATATATTCCGTCCAAAACTTATTTTTATGGATTAATATTGAGTTGTATTTGTATATGATTTCATATACAAATTTGGTAAATAATAAAATTTCTAATAATAAAATTTCTAATAATAAAATTTCTAATAATAAAATTTCTAATAATAAATGAATACAATAATGAGTAATGTAATGGATAGTATTAACAAACCTTCAATAGTTAGATTGGCTCGCCGAGCTGGTGTGAAGAGTCTAAATGGCTTGTCATATGATGAAATAAGAGGTCATATGCTTTATATGGTTGATAGCTGGATTTCTAATATAGTGAATTATACAACTTATAATAAGAAGAAAACAATCGATGTGAATGCTGTAGCATCAGGAATCCCCCATAAGTATTTTAGTAACCCTGTAAGTGATTCTTCATGCAAACCACCAAAAAAGTATAAGGAGAATATAGCTAATAATGAAATAGAATATTATCAAAATCTTTCTGGTTGTTTGATGATACCAAAATTAGTATTTGCAAGAAATGTTAAATTTATCATTAAAAATTATACTGAAGAACTTCGTATTTCTGGTGATGCTATGATATTAATACAGCATTGTCTGGAAAACTGTGTTGTTCATATTTTAAGCCGAGCACAGATTAATGCTCATCATGCAAAGAGATCAGTAGTTAAACCGTCTGATATAGATTTGTACAAGAATAATACTCAAGGTGGTAATTGTCGTAATGGAAGTTTAAGTGCAGGAGCACCATTATATAATTTTGGTCTCTTTTTATCCCGTCTTCAAAAGCTTATTTCTCCTGATATGAAATTGGATAAAATCAGTAAATCTCAAATAAACCAGTTTATAAATTTACTAGGAAGTGCAATTTGCGAGAAGGCTAAGTTCCTGAACGAGAAGAAAAAGAAAGCGACAATATCTCCTAATACTATTCTGTATGCTTCGAGAATATTATTAAGTGGTGAATTGGCAAAAACAGCTGAAGAGACAGCAACTAATGCAGTATCCAAGTATTTATCATCGAAAGATTATGTCGGACCTCGTATGGGAAGACAAGAAAGAGCTGGTTTGATATTACCAGTAGCTCGTGTATCTAAATTCTTTAAAAAGTATAAAACTCGTGTTGGTTCAGCAAGTGCAGTGTATCTTACAGGTGTTCTTGAACATATTGCAGCAGAAATATTCAATATCTGTTCTGATAAAGCTCGTGGTCACGGAAAGAATATGATTAATTCAAGAATATTGAAGCTTACTATTGGTGAAGACGAAGAACTTTATGAACTATCAAAAACCCTTTGTTTCGATGTTGCTGACGGTGGTGTAATACCTCGTGCGAATTTTGATGATCAAATGGGGGATGACTACAGTAGTAGTGATATGTAAACTAATAACTTTATTCAAAGACTGAATTTGTATTGTAATTTATCAAATAAATTATAATAAATTAGATTTATATTTTATTTAAAGTGAATGTCTTCATTGGAGTTTCTATAAGAGAAGGGACTGAATCGTCGGTTGAAAATATGAATATAAATCTGTAATTTTCGTTAGAATATCTGATCTTTAAGGGGATCCGGTAAGTTTATTTTTCCTTTGCTTCCTTTCTCCAGCTTCTATTTGAATTCATTTTTATCATTTTTGTTGTTGTATAATAATCAACCAATTCTACATCTTCTAATTGTTTTCCAATTTTATCGTAGACTGAACTCATCATTGTATTTCCTCCGATATACAATATATCATAATCCTTTTGAACTCTATATTTCTTTGAGTTTTCGATTGCAGTCAAGAATAAGGTATGAATATAATGATGTTTTGGAAATGCAGAAAAGATTCCAGTATATACTCTAATAAACTCTTCTGGTTCTCCTTTCCTTATAGGTTCGTCTTTCATTATATTTGACATTTCTTGAGATATTATTATTTCAGTAAACAACTTTACCTTTTTGTTTGGAGAAGGTAGAAATATATCCATAGAATCGACTTTTCTTTCACTTCCATATTGCCAATATATACCACCGTAATGGTATATAATCAATAGTCTCATAAAGTCGACTATCATAACTGGTCTTGGTAAATTGAATATAGTATCATAATATTCAGGATAAAATTTCTTCAGAAAGTCCTGTATGTCTATCAATGTCCATAATTTTATATTGTAATCAGGGTTGTTTTTTTTAAGGTCTTCATATGATGATTTGTCAAAGTCATTATAATCAGACTTTAGTTTTTGATCTTTATCCCATGGTATATAAATCATATGTATTAGTTTTATATTTTTAAAATTTGTATTTTTAAGGTTCATATTTTCTCTTTTTTGAAAAAGATAAATAGCAATAATAGTAAATAAAATCAATAGGATCAATATCCATATTATATTTTTCTTTTTCATTTATTATTATTATGAATTAAATTATTCGATACGAATTAAACCAATGATCATTATGGTTTTTAAAATATAGAATAATAATTTAAATTTAGAGATGATGATAATAAATGCAAATTTTCATTCGTCTTTCAACTGGTAAAACAATTACCATGGATGTTACTAATGATACTCTATTATCCGATGTATTGATGTATGCAAATGAATACGATAACGCTTCGTCATATCGTTATCTATTGCTGATAAAAGACTATTATGACAATTCGAATTTAACCGTAGAAAAGAATAAAATTCTAGAATTGGATACTAGTTTAATTTCTTTATATAAAGATCAAATTATAAAAGAGATCATATTATTGGCTTGTTAGTGATATTAAATTGAAAATAGAATTGTAATTTCTTTAAATATTAAATGATAAGACATGTGTATTATAATAAGTATAAGTATATCAATAATAGAATGGATTGTTATATCCAAAGCAATGCACCAATTGTAATTCATAGGGTGAAATACAACTGTAAATTATGTGATCTGCATACTAATCATTTTTTAGTTTACAAACGACATCTCAGGTCAAATAATCACTACATTCGTTCTAACCAATTTTAAGTTGTTATTCAATATTGATTAACAATTCAATTACTTTAAAGTTTTAATTTTTAGAGTTTCCTTTTCAACTGCTTCTCCTCTTTGTACTTCCAATAATTTTCTATATACATTTTCAGCATCACGAACACCGATTTCACGAAAGAATTCAACACTGACTTCCTCTTTTAGCTTTTTATTCTGTTTAAATTTTTCTTTCTTTTCAACCATGATTGCTTTTCCCTTATATTTAACCCCTTCTTGTTCCTTCTCCTTAAGGTAACTCAATATATGACCCTCTAATTCACATACTCTTTTTTTAAGATTCTTATTTCTTGTATTGTTTCTGATAATTTCGGTCCTTATATTATTTAGTTCTTCGACATAGTTTTGTATCATTTGATACATAGCAATATTCTTTAAAACCTAGTTTATATCAGATAAAATAACATATCTTTACTTATTTATTTTGAATTGCAAAAGAAGTTAACTTTTATAATTTAATTTTGGATTGAAGATCGGTTTATATTAAGATAACGATAAATTATATATTTCTTTAACTTTGAATTGGAGATCAGTTTATCTTGGAGATAACGATAAATTATATATTTCTTTAACTTTGAATTGGAGATCAGTTTATCTTGGAGATAACGATAAA